CGCCCGCCAGCGCTGCACCAGTGGTATTCGCCGTCAGGTGAAACTTTGATCCGGGAATCGCGATAGTTCAGCGTCTCGCCGGTCGTCGAAATCCGATAGCCTTTCGGCGTCTCAGAGACCTGCACCCCGCCCTGGTGGTTGACGACGCGGCAATCGATGCCGGAGCAGCAGCTTCGGTCGTAGCTCCAACCGGCCGGCGCATCGTGGGCTTGGGCCGCGCCGAACGAGACTACTGCAACAAGAACGGCCGCATACGGTCTCATTGCAGCCTCCCTTCCAGATGCTTCAGTGCGGCAATCGCCGAACCATGCTTCCTGACGAGGGAGACAAATCGCGTCCGCAATTCCTCATGTGGCACCGCTTTCGGATGCGCTTCATAGAGCAACCGGATGATCAGCTTCTTGGCAGCCTCGACCTCAAGGTTGACAAGCATGGGCATCACCCTCCCAGTGTGATCGTGTTGGGATCGTCGATGCCCATCTCTTGCGCGAGCGCGGCGCGCTGTAGTTCGGCTTCATCAGCGGCCGACTTCGTCACCGCTGCCATGTATTCATCGGCGGTGAAGACGCCCTTGGCGATCAGCAGCTCGACGAGGCCTTTCATGTCGGCCTTGCTCATGTCGATCCCAACGCGCAGATGTTTCGGTTCCAGCATCTTCTTGTTCGGCCTGAAACCAATCGCCGTCTGGACCTGCTTGGCATAGTGCTCATAAGTGTCCATCGTCTTCTCCTTCAGCAGTCGTTCACCAGCAGCTGGACGTGCGTCATCTCCTCGGCGAAGTCCGGCTTCCAATGCTCGCTTGACGGTGCTCTCGCGACGCCGACGACCAGCCAGTGGCCGCAGCCCTTGCATTCCCAAAGATCGCCGCGCCAAATCTTGTAAGGCGTCCATTGATGTGGCGCTTCGGTGCCAGGCCGGGCGTCAAGTGCGCCCGCCTTCGGCATCATCTCGCAAAAGACGAAGCCGTTTTTCTTGCATCGATAGAAGCGCTGACAGCGGACGCAGATTGGCTTCATTTCACGCCTCGCCAGCGCTGAGATCAGCTTTGAAAGCGCGCGCCTCGTCGACCACGTCGTTGTAGCGTTTCAACATGTCCGCGACGTTCATGTCTTCCATGGCTTCCGCGATATGTTGCACGGCAACAAGCGCACCGAAGAAGAAATGGCGGCGGAATTCCTTATACACTTTGTCTGGTATGGGGCCGCGATGCCCGCCATAGACGTCCTTCATCAGTGCGTCGAAGCCATCCTGCAACGGCGTGGGCTTCTTCGGCTTGGGCTTCGGCGGCGGTTCAGGCTTCTTGTCGATTTTCTCCTTCATCGTCACCCAGGCCGCGCGGGTTTTCCGCATCGTCTCGGATTGGCCGATATGAAGGTATTCATCGACGGTCGGTGACCTTAAGTGGCCGGGGGACTTGTGGTCGAAGATCGCCCATTCGCCACACTTGATGCAGAGCGAGAAGTCACCGTCTTTCGGTGTGGCGTCGGCGTCCACGCATGTCGCCAGCTCGTGTTTGCGATTGCAATGCGGGCAGCGCGCGTCCACTTTCGTTTCGTTCTCAAGCATGGCCCTTGACCTCGGGCTGGCCCTCGAATCTGGCGAGCTGTTCCTTCAACAGAACGACAATGTCTTCCCGACGCGCATTCGAGATGTAGTTCGTCCGGCCAGCAACGTCTCCGAATGGAAAGACCATGAGGACGAAGCCGACCGTCGCATCCGGCGTGCGCGCCTTATCGCCGTTCAAGACTTCGTCGAGCGATTTGGCGATCGCATTCATCATGGCCACATAGCGCTCGTCGATTGGGCCGTCGCCGATTTGGTGATCCGCCTTCTTCATGACTCTCTCCCTACTTGCCAGTTCACTTCGCCGGTTCGCACCAGATGCCGCAGCGTGGCCGCAGCCCATTTGCCGGTGACGTGGGATCGGGCGTAATCATCGGGAAACAGGTAAAGCTCGGCTGGCTTATCGAAGATGCCGTCCGGGAACAGGTCGCTGGCAAGCGGCATGAACAGCTGGACTGCGGTATCGGTGTCGATCTCGAAATAATCCGCCGCTTCCGAAGCGTGGGAGGCGTTGTGAAGCCACGTTTCGCATACGTCTTGGGAGTAGCCTCGCGTTCTGTATTTCTCCCAGATCGCGTGACCGGCGATGCATGCGGGGGTGCCGCAGTTCGGATGATACCAACGCGACAGATCGAAGCCGCTCTTGTCCAGCTTTTCTATCTTGTCGGCGATCTCAAGCATTCTGATCTGGCCGACCGACAACACTGGCGCGAACTGGTTCATTGTTCCCCTCCATTGATGACGCTGCGCTCGACGGCGATTCCATCGTCCGGGCCGTTGTCGCCGACCAGATGCCTTGATGTCATTCCCAGCAATCGGGCGATTTCCTCTATCGGCTGCCCGGTGGAGAACACGCAATTGCTCGCCAGCAGCTGGGCTGGCTCGCCGTCACGCACGGCCGCAATGACGATGATGGGGACGAAATACAGGTTCTCCTGTTGCGCCTCGGCGCAGATGTCTTCCGCCTCACTGAGAATGTCGTCGCCCAGTCTGCACATCAGCGTGCTTGCGAGTTCTTGTTCGGGGGTTTTCTCCATTGTTCGTATCCTCCTTCAGGAAACGGTCCACCACTTCCAACCGGAAGTCGGCGACGGTCTGCATAAAGGCGGCTACCCCCTGATCGCCGTCTTTCTTGGCAAGCTCGACCAGAGGCGGAAGCCCGGTCTCGATGCTCTCAATAACTTCCGCAGGTTTCGCCTTGCGCCCCTCGCGCCAGAACGTCACATCCTCCGGTGGGCCGACGCTAAATAGGACACCGTCAGCCTCGAATAGCTCATAAGTCTTTGTCTCCCAGATCGCCGAGACGCCCGGATTGCGCACGATCATGAAGCCGCCAGGATTGACGCCGTGCGTCTCGCCGCGCTTAGCCAGCGGCTTCGTCAAGAACGGACAGGCGCGACAGGCAAATTCCGCGCACTCACGGTGGCACGGCGGTTCTGACGTGGTGCGCGTGATGGTGCACATCGGCCCCAGAACGAACCACTTGCGGACGCCCAGAACCCCGCCGCAAATCCAGCAGCGATTCTGCTTGATGCATTTCCGGAATTTTTCCGGATCTGCATATTTGAAGTCCGGCTTGCCATCGACGACGGCCGCGAAATACGGAATCGGATAGCCGCGATCATCGCGTGGCAACTTCGCGATTGCCGATGGCATGAAATCGAAATGGCGGACCGGCGCTCTCATTGGATGTCCTTCTTCGGAACGCTGGTGCCGTCGTCGAGTACCGTCATCGTTTCGCAGTTACCGGCATTAGCCTGATCGAGCGCTTCGGAAAGTATGGTCCTGATACCTCTGTCGGAAAGGCCGACCGGCGCGGATACGGCGGTGCCGAAGAGATCAGCGTCCTCATCATTGTTGTGCACGATGCCAATCAGCAGCACCGGCACAAACCAAGTCCTATCGTCGGGGAATGCGCCCGACAGGCGCAGGAACTGCTCTTCCAGCTCCTTGAAGATCGGCCCCATGTTCGCCCTCAATACCTCCATGGCAATCTGGCCCCGAACTTCATCGTCATCGCTGTCGTCGGTCATTTTTTCTTGTCCCCGTTGATGAAGGCGGCGAGGCCGACCAGCCCGATCAGGATCAGGTCAAAAATGAAGTCGAAGATCGCCGGGACGACCAGCTGAAGCATGACGACCGCAGTAGCTGCCGAAAGCAGCGTTGCCGTAGCGCGTTTGCGTATCCATTCCATGGGTGTCGCTCCGGTGGATGGGGATCGCCGGAGCGATCCCCGGATGTCGATTAACCGGCAGCCAGCTTGTCGTAGCTGACGTTGCAGATCGTCGCGATGTCGCGCATGACCGCTTCTTCTTGCGGGCCGATGCCGCCTTCATCGGCGACGTCGAGGCAAGCGAGAAGGATCGCGGTGCCCATCTGGCCGGTCTTGTCGCGGGCGATCACTTCGCGGATTTCGTTCTTCAGTTCGGCCTTGCCGGAGCGCGTCGCCGTCTTCGGCGTCATCCGGGAAAAGGTGCTTTCGATCTGCTGCGCGTTGAATGCGGACGAGATCGCCGAATTGGCGCGGATCACCGCGACAGTCTTGTCGTATTCGGTATCGTCGATCCCGCCTTCCGCCGCCGCCGTGAGGGCGCATGCGGCACTCATACCTTCAAGGTAGTCTGTGTTCCCGGCGAACTTGTTGATCGCCTCCTTGGCATTCGATTTGAATATGCTGCCGAACATGGTCATTTTCCTCTCTGGTTGAAGTTGGTGCCGTTCTTATGCGGCTCGATCTATGAGATCGCGCAGCTCCTCGAATGTCCGCGCTTGAGCCAGATGGACGTCGAGCGGTTCGGGGATGGCATGCAGTCTCTGGTTGACGGTGTAATAGAAGGTGTCCACGCGGATATTTGCGTCCGCACCGTGAGCGTCGCGCAGGAACTGGGCGAGGGCGCATTCGCGGCAATGGTTGTATTCGTATGGGCCGCTCTTGGTTGCCAGCCATGCACGCAGCTGATCTTGAAGGCCGAGTGGTTTGTGCATCATCGTTCTTCTCCTTTTTCACTGCTGCTTCTTCCGGGTGTTGTTGACCGTCGCCTCGACGGCGACCATCGGCATGTAACAGCGCTCGCAGAACGGCATCTCAAGGAGGTGTGAGGCCTCGTCGAAGGTGATCGTTTTCTTGCCTTTACAGGCGACACATTCGACGACGATTCCGCCATCGCTCATTTGCGTAGCTCCTTCAGTCTGGCGTCGGCGAGCTTCCATGCTTTCTGGCGGCCTGGCTCGTCGTTTTCGTAGTGCTCATCCAGCTTCAGGTCTTCCCAGAGCTGGTGCACTGCCGCCTCGTTCGGGGCGTCCTTCAGGCGACGCTGAAGTGCTGCAAAAGGATCGGCCGACGACCTTGAGGTGGGGCTGGGGGATTCGTCGGCCCCGGTCGCGCCCGCCTCTGAGGGGGGAGGCGGCTGGGTGGCGTGACCGGCACCATCCGCGAACGTGTCGAGGGACGCGGTGGTGGATTTGGATTCGACTGTGAACGGCGGGAAGCTCTCATCGAGCGTCGCCATGCCGTCTTCGACCGCCTTCATCGTGGCGATGATGCGGGCGATGTCCGGCGCGAGCCATTCCTTCGCAGATCGGCCCATAGCAGATTCGACGCGCTTGATGTCAAGCTTCGCCGACAGCCGGTCGATGGTGCGGCTACGATAGTCCTCAAGCCGCTTGCCGATCTTGTCGACCAACGCCTGCTTGGCTTCGTCGAATGCGAAGTCGGCGAAGGTCTGAAGGGCGTTGACGATGACGTTGCGGATCGCTTTCGACGCGCCGATCTGGAAGGCGATGTCCAGTCTGCGGTCCTCGTCGCCGCCCATACGGGATGCGTTCTTCCGCTGTTGGAATGGCCGGGTGAGCGAATAGCCGGTTTCGATATCGATGAACCGGGCGTGAAACAGCCAGTGATCGCCCAAATCTTGCGCCCGGCAATCGACCTCGCAGTTGCCATAGATGCGCGACAGGTCATTCGCCAGCTTGATCGACGGCCCTTCGATGAAATCCGTGGTGCCTTTTTGCCGGTTCTTGACCGGGAAACGATAATACCAATCCTCGCCAGCCGCAGCCGCGAGCACCTTCAGCTTCGACAGCACGGCCGCGTCATCACGCTTGACCGCCACAGGCTGGGCACCGTGGACGGTCTCCATGGGTGATACCGCCGATTGCAGCTTCACCGGAACCAGCTCCTGCTTGGTGCTGGCGGCGAATTCGTCGAGCGCCGAACGGCGTTCCTCTCTCGTATCAACGGTCATCGTCCATTCCTTATCTGTGAGAAAAGATCGAAAATATCGCCGCCGACATTGCTCGCGCCCGTAAGGGATTGATCGTCGCGCGGCCCAAGGAAGTTCGGCCCTTGCGGACGGCGTATGGTCACCTTGTAGCGGGTGCCCAGATAGCTGCCGTCGATGTGATGGCTATGGATCATCAGGATGTCTTCACGGCCGGGGATCTCGCTTGCCCGTCTATTGCCGTGGCTGGCGACCTCACTTGCGGTCACCTTCGCTTCCCACGCCTCGCTCATGAAGGAATACATCCGCGCGCCGCAGACCTGCATCAGGCGCTTGATGAAGGAGACCGACAGATATTTTTCCTCTTCATCCTCCCACGGCGTGTCGATCCACAGGAGATGCGCCCCGTCCCAGATGAGCCAGAGGAATGGCGCTGCGCCCTTGCGCGCAAACTGATCCTCACCGAATGCGACCATCTTCTCGTGAAGGTCGGCAAGCGTCAGACCAACGGCGATTTCGGACTGCTTCAGTTGTGGAATCATTTCTCTCTCTCCCGCCTCACACGCAACACGCGGCCGGACCACTCCGGCACCACATATGATTTCCGCACCTGCTCTCGGAGCGTGATCTTCCAGCCGGGGAATTCGGCGCGCTCGAATTCCCCCAGCTTGTGGCGGATTTCGGCATCACAGGCGGCGACATCAGCCTCCATGTCGGCGATGTTCGCCTTCAGCATTTCTCGCTTCTCAAGCATCTCGTTGAGCAGGTTGTCGCCGGTTAGGTCGATGACGCTGTCCGGCACGCCATTGGCGTTCATCTCGGCGATCGTCGAGTGATCGCGCTTGAAATCGGGAGGCGGAAATTTTCCGTCCTCGAGGTTTTTCCAGAAGTCGAGCGAAAATTCCCTGATCTTCGCTTCCGCAGCCGCATGGCGCGGGATGTCGAAGATTTCCAGTTCGGCGCTATAGGTATCGACGACCAGCACGGCCAGGATGCCGTGAACGGCGTCGAGCAGCATGTTTTCGGTCGCGACCTGTAGCGAATAGGAGGCTGGCGGCTCGCCGTTCCACTTTTCGAACGCTGGCTTGGCGACCGTCTTGATCTGGCAGTTGGTGATGCCCGGCCGATCCGGCGTTTCGACGATGGCGTCAGGCGTGCAAGCGATCCGGAATTCGTTGTTGAACAGAAAGACGTGCGGCTGGCTGATCCGCCAGTCCGGGTGATCCTCGACCAGATAGGCAATCGCGGCTGCTTCGAAATTCCGGCCACGGCGCAGGAGCGGGCTATCCGGAGCGTTCATGATCAGCCCGGCCTTTTCGGCATAGACCGAAAGCGCCGTCCGGTATTCGTCAACGCCAGCTGCCGCTCCGACATCCGACGCGCACAGATACTGTCTGCGCCATTGCAGCCATTCTGTCCTGTTCGTTACGGTGCGGCGGTGGACTTCCATCTTCATCACCAGAGCAAGGAGATCAGCGCGACGGTCTGAAGCGTGGCAAGGATCAGGAAGCAGAGAAGCATGCGGTCGAGAAACAGCGACCAACGCTCAAGGCATGTGATCCGGAATTCCAGCTTCTCCATTTCGGTCATAGGGCGACTTCTCAATTGCGTCGGCATGGCTGTTGCCTCCTGACAATTTCCTGAAGTGGCGGCGGGATGGCCTCCGAAAGGCAGCGAGTTTGGCCATCCCGCCTATCCCCCGTTGTTGCAACACCGATCCAAGGAGGAAGGAATTACGGGGGAATTCGACGGGACGGCCCCGGCAAGGCGGATGGGGCCGTCCCGCTTATCCCGCGCGCGCTGTTGCCTAAGGCGCGCGCAGGGATTTGGATTACGAGACCTGTTCAAGAATGGCCTTGATGCCATTCGTCATTTCTTCAGCCATCAGCTCGACGCGTGCGTTGACGACATCCGTCAACGAGTCGGCGAGCAGATCGCCCTTCGACTTCTGCGGCGGCATGTCTGCAAGCAGGGCGAGGTGGCGCATGGCGCTTTCGGCGGCGGTGACAAGATCGTCTTCCGTCAGCTGCTGGCGATCCTCGGTGAGCATGGCCAGCTTGGCGCGCTTCACGACCTCGGCGATGGATGCCGGGATTTGACCGGCCAAGGCAGTACCGACCGCTTCAAGCGAAACGTCGTCAGGCAGCGCCTCGGCGGCGTAGTGCTTGATCAGGCGACCGACCGTCTCGGCGTCCGGTGCGTCGATGGAGATCACCGCATCGAGGCGACCGGGGCGCAGGAGGGCCTTGTCGATCTTTTCGATGTGGTTTGTCGTCAGGATCGTCATGATCGCCGAACCAAGCGGCACGAGGCCGTCGAGGAGGTTGACCAGATCGTTGACCTTCTCCTTGGTGCGGTCGCCGAACCGGTCGATGTCTTCCGCGAATACGACGCAAGGCTGATAGCGCTTGGCCGTCTCAAGCGCCGCCTTCAGGCCTTGTGCCCGGTCGAGGACGATGAAGGTCCAGCCGTTGTCCTCGGCGATCTTCGCCGTGACGCGAGCGGTTAGGGACTTGCCGCAGCCGTAGCGACCCTCAAGCAGGATTCCGCGCTTCAACGCGACGTTGTGCTTCCGGCAGGCATCGGTGTGCTGGATCGGAGCGAAGATCGACGTCTTGATTATCGAATGGGTGATCTTGTTATAGATCGCGTCGGTCTCCTTGACGTGCGAGACGTCGAAGAAGTCCGGCTGTTGCGACATGTCGAGATCGCCTTCCTCGTCGACCTTGAGCGCGATTGCCTTGCCCTTGTAAATGGAATTGTTGTTGACGATGTCGCGCGCTTTGATCGCGATCTCGATCAGGCGGCTCTGCTCCTTCTTCGTCACCGTTCCGGAGAGATAGAGACCGTTAGCACGCGGCGTGACGAAAATTGGGTTGGCCATACCCGGAAGGGTTATCTGGCCGACCGGCACCTGAATGACATCGGTCTTCTTCTTCCCGGTCTTGACCGTAAGGAAACTCGGGTTGCGGGGGCCGAACCACGTCATCATCGTCTTCGGCAAAATCACCCCATAAATTGACTGCATTGCGAGGAAGGTAGCGACCGCCGCATCCCACGGCAGACCCTGAATGTGCTCGGTGACATCGTAGGTTTGCTTGTTCGCCTGATCGATCCTCTCAAGGGTCTGGATGGCGTCCGGGATCGGCATTTCGCCTGGTTCGCCGGGCAGGACGATTGCCTTGCCCTTGTATTGCAGACCGGTATCCAGCCGCGCCCAGTCGATTTCGGCGTCGTCACCCTTGAGCGGAATCTTGTCGATGGTCTTGTCGATGACGTTCATGGCACTTTCCTCTGGTTAGGAGGGATTATTGTCGTTTCGGTGCCGTGGACTCCCTCAATCGCGCGGCATCGCATTCCCGCAAAAGGGGTTACCTGAAGCGGGGGTAAAACGCGAAAAAAAGTGGCTTGCTGTTGCTCTCAGAATACCCAAAAGGTACTACAAGGCAACAGCAAAGCCACTCTGGCGGAGGGATAAAACGCTAAGTCTGCGAATCAGCTATTCTTTTTTTGACTGGTCGATGAGTTTCAAAAACTCGATCACCTTCTGCTTGATGATCCGCTCAGTTTCCTCGTCGTGCGCGTCGCTCGTCTCAATTATTTCGTCGATTGAAATCTTTTCCGGAGGGCGATTTATGGGGTCTCCGGGGCGGCAACCCACTGCTTCAGCGAATTTCACCAAATAGTCTCTCGTAATTTCACGCATGCCATTCTCGATGCGAGAGACGGTCGCAGCAGTCCTCCCCACGCGTTTGGCGAGCTGCTTCTGAGAGAGGTGGGCGTGTAAGCGCCATTCCCGGAAAAAGAAAATTATCTGTGTCAAGCCGCGAATCCTGATACTGAACACTGTTTTATATTTATGTACGTTATTTACCCAAAAGGCAAGTGACGTGTACATGACACTTTCGAGGTATTCTAGGTTAGGGTTAATCCCGTACATGATTTTTTAACCTTCCAAGGGGGTTACCTTTCGGGTATCCTCCCCGTCATGCACCCTCTTCGTGAATGGCGACTGAAGCAGCCAATCCCTTTGAGTCAGGCGGAAATTGCCGCAAAACTAGGCATTTCTGCCGCGCAGGTCTCACGCTACGAAACCGGCCTCAAGCGCATTACGGCTGAGAAGGCAGTCCTTATCGAAAAGCACTTCGGAATCCCGCGTGAACGACTGCGGCCGGACGTGTTCGCAACCTAGTAGGCAGCCGCCCTCGCGTTGAGCGTCCCGCGCTCGCGTGCCTGTACTATTGTTTGGGAGGACCATCATGCAGCCAGCTGAACCGGCCCAGCAGTCACAATGCAATGCACCCCTCCATACCCTCAATGACCGGCAGTGTCGGTTCCCGGTTCATGAGGACCATACCATCACAGGTTGGTATATGTTTTGTGGCAAGCCGGTCATTCGCGGCTCGTTTTTTTGCGAAGAGCACCATGACCGCTGTTGGCACCAGCGGGACCATCGGAGACCTCGCCGATGATCTCGTTCCTCGACGGCCGCGTCATCCTGTATCCCGGCGACTGCCTCGACGCGCTCGCGGCCATGCCGGAGAATTCCGTCGATGCCGTCGTCTGCGATCCGCCGTACCATCTTCACAGTATCACCAAGCGCTTCGCCAAGACCGGTCGAACCGACAAGACTCGGACGAAAAGCGGGCCGCATCAGCGCACCGCTCGCGGCTTTATGAACAAGCTCTGGGACGGCGGCGACGTCGCTTTCCGTGTCGAGACATGGAAAGCCGTCTTCCACGTTCTGAAACCGGGCGGTTACGTTTTGGCCTTCGCCTCGACGCGCGGCTTCGGCCGAATGTCGGTCGCCATCGAAGACGCGGGCTTCATCACCCATCCGCTGATCGCATGGATTTTCGGTTCCGGGTTCCCGAAGGCACACAATGCCGCCCGCGCCATCGACAAGGAGCTGGGCCGGGAAGGTGAGAAGATGGCGAACGGCAATACCGTGCGCCGCATCCGACCAGGCGCGGACCAGAACAAGGACGGCAGCTGGGAAAAGCTTGAGGATCGCGTCTATCAACCGGGCGCTTACGTTCCGGGATCGGCGGAAGCGGCAAGGTGGAACGGCTGGCACTACGGCGGGCAGTCGCTGAAACCAGCCATCGAGCCGATCTATATGGGCCAGAAGCCCTTCACCGAAAGGAACGGCGCGGCCAACATCCTGTTCTGGGAAACGGGCGCGGTGAACATCGACGCGTGCCGGGTTCATGCTCCGGACGGCGTACCGAAGTTCACGCATCGCGGCGAAGCGGCTCTGAACTGCTATGGCGATGGAAAGAACGGCAGCAACCGGACCGGCGAGATCGACACCTCGACCGGCCGCTGGCCCGCGAACGTCATCCACGACGGCAGCGACGAGGTGATCGCGTGCTTCCCGCAGGTCGATGGGCAGATCGGCGGGAACAACGATCCCAACGGAACGATGGGCTACCATGGTGGGGCGAACGGGATCACGCGCCCCGGCGTGAAGGACACAGGTTCCGCAGCTCGCTTCTTCTATGCGGCCCGGCCGGACGAGCCATCGGCCTTGCGGCGCTACGACAAGGCAGGCGCGACCGACTTCGCCATGCTACCGGGCGCGCGCCGTGCGGGCGTGCCGCCATCGAGCCTTTTCTATTCTGCCAAAGCCGACGCCGAGGACCGCATCGGATCGAAACATCCGACCGTGAAGCCTGTCGATCTGATGCAATACCTCGTGCGGCTGGTGACACCGCCCGGTGGCACCGTGCTCGATCCATTCGCTGGAACCGGAACGACCGGCGAGGCGGCTTGGCGCGAAGGCTTCAACGCGATCCTGGTCGAGCGCGAACCGGAATATCAGCAAGACATCGCCGAACGCATGCGGCTCTGCCTCGCCGGGCCGGATGAGAAAGCGCGCGAGATTATCAAGCGATCCGGAAAAGCCGAACTCGACGCCGGGCCATTGTTCGGGGGTGCGGCATGATGCGCGTCCTCGCCGTCGATCCATCCAAGACCGCGTCCGGTTGGGCGATCTTCGACGGTCGAGAGTGCATGGCATCCGGCACGTTGCGATCCGATGGCGTCGAGGACTTCGCCCAGAAGTTCACGCTGCTTGTCGGCGAGTGGCGACCGAAGGTCATTGTCTTCGAACGGGCGATCCGCTCGATCAAGATGTACGGCAAGAAGGGACTGCTGCCCGGTAACGAAGGGTTCGTCACGCCGAACGCGGCGTCGATGATCCTGCACAATATCGAAGGCGCGATCATTGGCGTCGGCGCAGCGCTCGACATCCACCTTCTGGGCGTCGCGGTCGCCACATGGCGAGCGGCAATTCTGGGCGACGGAAAGCTGTCGCGCGAGGTGGCCAAGCGCCGCGCCAAAGAGACCTGCCAGCACCTGAACATCAAATACCGATCCGTCGATGAAGCCGAGGCGATCCTGATCGGCCTCTGGGCCTCATCCGTCCATGAAATCCGCTTCTGGGAGAAGATGGCATGAGCATCCCAGCCTTCCCAGCGCTGTCGCCACCTGAGAGCTGGGGCGATCCGGCTCGCGGCATGGACCTGCGTGATTGGTTCGCCGGACAGGCGCTTGTCGGGCTGCTCGCCAACAACGCGGGCGGCGACGTCTGGGATCGCGCGTACTTCATTGCCGACGAGATGATGAAGGCCAGAGGAGAAGAAGGAGAGTGAGCCTGAAATGCGTTATCTCGACCTGTTCTCAGGCATCGGCACTGCATCGCTCGCATTCGAGCCGCTTGGCTGGCAGTGCGTCGCCCATGCCGAGGTGGACAGGTTCGCATCCGCCGTTCTCGCGCATCGGTTCCCGGATGTCGCCAACCTTGGTGACGTGACCGCATATGAAGGGTGGCCAGACCTTGGATCAGTTGACCTTGTTTGCGGCGGAAGCCCCTGTCAGTCATTTTCTATCGCCGGATTGCGCAAGGGACTGGATGACCCGCGTGGCGGACTCATGTTCGCCTATCTGGCGATCATTCGCCATTATCGCCCCCAGTGGATCATATGGGAGAATGTCCCCGGTGTCCTGTCGCAGGACCAAGGACGGGCTTTTGAAACGCTCCTCAGAGGGCTGGAAGTCAGCGGGTATTCTGCGGCCTGGCGAGTGCTTGACGCTCAATATGTCCGAGTGGCCGGTCACGCTCGCGCCGTCCCCCAACGACGGAACCGTGTGTTCGTTGTCGGATATCTTGGAACCGACTGGCGACGTCCCGCGCAAGTATTACTTGAGCCGGAAAGCCTGCGCTGGAATCCTGCGCCGCGCCGCGCGTCGGGGCAAGGTTATGCCCGACCTACTGCTTCATGCCTTACAGGCAGTGGCCGGGGCGTTGAACGACCCGGAGACTCCAGAGGACAGGACGACATCATCGCCGTCCCCGGAGTTGCCAACGGCCTGACAGCCCGCATGCACAAGGGCGTCAATACCACCATGGATGAAGGCCAGACGATGATCGCTCATGCGCTCACCGCTGGCATGGCCGCGAGCACCAACCGCATGCCGAGCGAGCGAGGCGCGCTGATCGCGTTCAATGCGCGACAGGATCCTGTGCCCGCCGACATCCCCGGTTCCCTCGACGAGGACGGCTACAGCCAAGCGGTCGCCTTCGATTCCAAACGGCATGGTTTCGGCGACGACGGCGCAACACCTGCGATGCGGGCGATGAACTTCGACGGCAGCCACGCAAACGCCGGCGGCCAGCTGGCGGTGGCCCAGCCGTTGGGCGCTGGCGACGGCGCGCGCGGTTGGCGCAACGATCTCGATCAGGGTGCCTTCGTGCCGACCGCCTACGCGGTTCGCCGATTAACCCCGCGAGAATGCGAACGTCTGCAAGGGCTGCCGGACGACTGGACCAATGTTCCATGGCGCGGCAGGGCACACTCGCCGGACGGGCCACGCTACCGGGCGATAGGCAACGCATGGGCGGTCAATGTCGGTCGTTGGGTTGGCGAGCGCATCCAGCTCGTCGAGGACTGGGGGAGGGGCGATGTCTAAGGATATGCTCCGCTTCCTCGTTGACCTCGATCGTCGATCGTTCGTGACTTTCTTCATGGCGCTGAGGAACGGGACGTTCGGCCCGGAATTCGAGCAAGCCGTTCGCCACGATGGCGGATGCCTCTGGTGCGACGCCGACCAGGGCGAGACGCACCGGCCGGATTGCCAGAAAGATCAGTTCCGCAAATTCGCCGAGGAATACCGGCAGCGCGGCTTCAATCCGCCGCGACCGCGAAAGCCGCAAACGCCGGAATGGCATCAGCAACTCATCCGGGACGACACCGGCAAACCGCTCAAGGGAGCGGCAAACGCCGCGATTGCGATGAGGGAAGACCCGGCGCTTTCTGGTATCCTTGGTTTCGATCTGGCGACCAAAAAGATCATGCTCAAGGGTCGCCTTCCGGACGACTGGGAACCGGACTTCACCATGCGGGTGCTCACCGAGACGGATGCCTCCGGCCTCTATGAGTATTTGCTGCGGCAAGGCTTGCGATTGACACGCGCCGAGATGCTTACGGCGCTGAAGCGGATCGCGCGCGAAAACCCCATGGGAGGTGATCAATGAGGCGGCGGACCGGCGCGAGCGTCCTGAACGGCGGGCAGCAGCACGCAGTCGAGGCAGCGCTGAAGGCCTTCGAAAACGACCGATGGTTCAAACTCGACGGCGCGGCCGGAACCGGCAAGACATACACCGTCCCGCACATTCTCAATCGGCTTCCCGGCGTCGAAGCCATCGGATCAAGCGTCTCGCACATCGCCACCAAACGGTTGTCCAACAGCCTCGAATTGAAGAATTGCCCGATCCCCTGCAAGACCGTCGCCGCCCTCTTTTACCGCCACGAGAAGATCGAGACACCTGAATATCTCAAGGCGCTCGCCGGACTGGAACAGCGGGTTGAGCGCGGCGAGCTGACGCAGGACACGCGGCCATGGTTGCGCTCGAAACTGGTCGACGTTGATCGATACCTCAAGGACATTTTCGTCCTCGACACGCAAGGCCAAGTGACGAAGCTTGGCGAGAATGACATCCTCGTGATCGACGAATACTCGATGGTGAAGCCGGAAATTTACGATTACATCGTCGAGCATACCAAATGCCGCATCCTGCTTCTGGGCGACAGTTTCCAGCTCCCACCGGTTGGCCATCACCACAATGCATTCGAGACGATCCCGGTCGGCTACGAGCTGACGAAGATCGAGCGCGGCAGCGGGACAAACATCCCGCAGATCGGCAACCTGTTCCGGCAGGATCAGGCGCATTTCGACGATGGCGATTATGGCCAGTTCACGGTCCGCACCTCGCCGTCCTTCCGCCGCCAGCAGCCATTCGCCAATATCGATGACGAGGAATGGGGACGATGGGGAAGGGCGGCCGACATCATCATCGCCCCTTATCACCGGCTGAGACGGCTGGCGACGACGGCGATCCGCAGGGCGCTATTCCGCTGCGGCATTGACCGGCCGCTGATGCGCGGCGACCGGTTCCTCGTGCGGCGGCGCAACAAGTACGGTTTTGAGAACGCCATGATGCTGACGCTGGGCAAGGAGCTGGCGTTCCCGCCGAAGGATGCGGACTATGCGCCGGAGGGCTATCTGCGGCTCGATCTGATCGACCACGAACATCTGCGGAGAATCTGGCTGAAGCGGGCGTATGAGGACGGCACGCCGAACCGGGAGATGCCGAGAGTGTTTGAGCCGGAGCCGCTTTATTTCCCGCTTTCGATGCTGCAATGGGCCTATCAGGACGGCGACGAGGCGGACTATCGCCGGGCCATCGATAAGGCCAAGGGCGAAGTCGAATACTTTCAGGAAACCTATGATCGCGAAGCGCTGGTAACGGTGCTGGAATACGCGTGGGCCGTGACGGTTCACGCCGTCCAGGGCGCGGAGTTCGGGCGCGTGATCTTTCTCTATTCCGGCTGGAACGGCGACGCTCTGGAAGCGCGACGTCTGGTCTACACCGGCATCACCCGCGCCAAGAAACAGGTGCTGATGCTTCGCTCAAATCAATGGTTGTTCGCATGACCGATGACGATGACGGGAAAGAAAAAATGCTCAACAAGACGCCAAAACTGGACCGCAAACGAATCGAACTCATGCCCGGCACTCAGGTCGCGACCTGCATCGAAGTCGAGGACGCAATTCTGGAACGCGATGTCCCGGTTTACGTCTCGGCTGGCCAGCTGGTGATAGCAATCGAGGCCGACACGGTTGGCGAGGAAGGTGGCGAATACATCCCGGTCCGCAACGTCCGGCTTGTGGCGGTGACCATGGGCCGAATGATCCATCTGATGGAAGAAGCCTGCATCTTCTTCAAGTACGACAATCGGCGGCGCGATTGGGTGATGACCGATGCGCCGGAGAGCATCGCCAGGCTGATCCTCTCGCGGATCGGCCACTGGCCATTTCCGGAAGTGACGAACATCGTCCCGGCGCAGACGCTGGAATCAAACGGCGACATCGTCGATGAACCCGGCGTGCACCGACCGTCGAGGTTGTTGCTCGCCGATCTTCCGGCGCTGCCAGCGATAAAGAGTGAGCCGGACAAGGGCGAGGCCATCGGCGCGATCAACGTCCTGCACGAGCTGCTTGAGGAATACCAGTTCGTCGGCGAGGAATCGCGTTCGGTGGCGCTCTCGATGCTGATCACGCCGGTCTGCCGTGGCATCCTGCCGACAGCACCGCTGCACGCGGTGACAGCGCCGACACCCGGTTCAGGCAAGAGCTACCTGTCGACTCTCGCCAGCCTTATCGCCACCGGCCGACCATGCCCGGTCATTCCACCGGCAGAGAAGGGCGAGGAATTCGAAAAGCGCCTGACGGCGGTGATGATGGCGGGGATGCCGATCATCTCGCTCGACAACGTCGTCAACCGGATCAACTCGCCGCTCTTGTGCCAGGCGCTGACGGAACCGGTGGTGGACGTCCGGCCGCTGGGCACATCCAGTCTCACGCGGATCGAGCAACGGGTGACATGGTTCGCCAACGGCAACCATTTGCAGGTGATGGCGGACCTGACGCGCCGCACCATTCTGGCAACCGTGGACCGCAACGAGGAGAAGCCGGAGGAGCACGAATATCGGGGCCGCCCGGATCGGCACATCCTCGTTGACCGGGGACGGTATGTCGCCGCAGCCTTGACCGTCGTCAGCTCCTACCTCAAGGCCAAGCGCCCGGCGCGTCTGCCGCCGCTGGCGTCCTATGAGCGATGGTCGAAGACGGTTCGCGAAGCGCTCTGCTGGCTGGGCTACGAAGACCCTTGCGTGTCGATGACCAGCCTTCGCGCCAATGACGAGGAGCGCAACAAGGCGGAAGCGGTCTTCATGAACTGGCCGACCGAACTTGACGGTGGTTTCATTCAGGACACGGCCGCGCACCTGATCACTTCCGACACCGGCATCTGGCAGGAAGTCGTCAAGCAGGTAGCCAGCAACGTCAAGGGCGACCTCGACGCGCGCCAGTTCGGCTACTGGCTGAAGCGATGGAAGGATCGTGTGCTGCTGCGGCGGAAACTGGTCGGCAAGCCGGACCGTAACGGCATCATGCGCTGGACGTTACAGACGCTCGAATAGGAGGCATCCATGCGGCTCTATCTGGCTGGCCCGATGAACGGTCATCCCGAATACAACTATCCGACATTTCACAAGGCAGCGGTCGATCTGCGCGCTGCCGGGCACTTCGTCTTCAATCCGGCCGAGATGACGGACCACACCGATGGCGAGCCTGTCGAATACATGCTGGTCGGTATCGCATGGATTATTGCCCATGCTGAGGGCATGGCGATGCTTCCCGGTTGGGAACATTCCAAGGGTGCGAAGGTGGAGCACGCTCTTGCTGAATATCTTGGGCTTGAGATCGTCTTTCTCGACTGAAATCCGCTCGCGAAAATTTTATCCCCCGCGCTTCCCCCGCACCCGTTTGTGGAAAATCAATACGTTAGCGAACCGCTGCGGGGTGTGCGGGGTATGATTCCGTTACTTTCACCCAAACAATCAGTCGTGCACGACTGTTAGTTCCGCGCGTTTGACCTATTTCATACCCCGCATACCCCGCACTCCATTGTTAAGTCATTGATTTTTATAGAACCCACTGCGGGGGATAAATTACAGACCTTTTCTGTAGAGGCTTCCACAGGTCGAGCTGAAGCTATCCATATACAAAGAATAGCGGTGGACAAATAATACCCAATGGGTAAGTATACCTGGCCCGCTCGGGCTAGGCTAAAAATCCAAGGGTGAGGGGGAATCAGTGAACATTACCAGGATCGACCAGGTGTGGGTAGCGGTTTCTGTCGACACAGACGGGATCGAAGGCCTATGCGCAGTCTCGATAAACGGGCAATGGATGCCGTTGATGGCGGCGGATGAAGAGAGACTGCCTTGGGTGACCGACATGGCCCGGCAGCTGGCGACCGAAAGGCAGATGCTTATCCGCCTCGTCAGGCTGCACGGCCGCGAGGAAGTGGAGCAATTCGACGGACGCCAGTGACCAACGAGGAGAAGGGTCATGATGATCGAAGAACTGATCGAAAAACTGCGGGCCGCGACCGGCCCAGACGCCAACCTCGACGAGATGCTGAACGAATATTTCGAGATGATCGAGGGGTATCCCACCGCCTCCATCGACGCGGCGCTCATCCTGTTTAAGACGGTTTTCCCGGATACACCGGATCGCCGATACTCAATGACCATCTGGACCGGCCTGAATCCGGCAGCGCGCATCACCTATGAGCAGCGCGATGCGGATGCGGAAGGCGGCTGGGGCATCGGCTCGCTCAATCACCCGTTTGATGTAAGGGGAAGCACCGAACCGCTGGCGATCTGCCTTGCAGTGCTGCACGCCATAAAGGGGAGGGAGACGGAATGAGCGTCGTCAACATCCCGCAAGGCGTCGTTCAGATCGACGTCGATGAAGTCATGGTGCCGCGCGTCAAGCAGCCGCTGTTCAAGCAATCCGCGCAGGGTTCCTATGTCGCCGTCCGCAAGGCGAGCGAAGACATCACCCGGCTTGGCCTCTATCTGGGCGACATGCCCATCGGCGTCGCCCCCGTCGTCAAGAACGGCGAGCTGTTGACGCTTCAGCGCACCTACTCCAATCCCTGCATGTTCGTCTTCGAAACCGGCGAGCTGGTCTATGGCTTCGAAAGCTGGTGGTCGACCATCGAGACCCCCGACGATCTGAAGCAGATCACCAATCAGGACATCGAGAACGTCTGGTATGTCCGCGTTCTAAAGGCGGTGTCATGAGCTACGACGCGCTAATCAATTCCGCGCTTGCCCTCGTGCTGTTCTCGATCCTCGCGCTCAGCCTCTGGGCGTGGACGGCGATATAGGAGGGTGCAATGAAGATCGCCATCAAGAAATACACCGATGGTCCTGAATATCAGATGTTCGAATTGGATTTGCCGGTGGTCCCGCAGAGCGGTGATTACGTCTCGTCTGACAGGCAAGAAGGGCTGAACGGCTATGTCAAAGCTGGCGGAACAACCTTTTGGGAAGATGAAGGCGGTCAACTGCACATCGAAATCACGCTCAGGTAGGAGAGCGGAGGAGCGATGATGACAAATATCGACGCGCTGATCAAAGAGATCGAGACCAGCGACATGCCAGTCCAGTTGGCGGTCTATGTCACCGGAATAATGGCGGGCACTATCTGCAAGCACGCGAAGAATACCGAATACATGGCCTACATGCGCATGATCGTCGAGTTGTTCGATCAGGAGCGGGAAGGGCCGTTGGACGACACGACTGCAATCGACCTATTGATGGACAAACTTCGTGAACGTTATCACCAGAGGAGAAACCCAAATGAATGACAAGACACTTGAAGCTGGCCTTGCCGAGGCTATTGCCGCCGACGACGTGTCGATTGCACGCAAGTTCGCTCCCAGCGCAGGAGGTGCCACGCGGCTGGGCGCTTTACCGCAAGCCAAACCCCGCCAGGTGGTGACCACCGGCCCGGTCGAGCACCTGCATCTGGCGATCCGCGCCGTCGATGAGGTTTATCACGACCTGATCAAGCTGGCGGACAGCCTCGTCGGACCGGCATCCCCGGCAGAAATCGACCGCGCAGAACGGCCGACCTCCCCGATCTTCAAGGCGGTGCATGAGGCATCCGGCGATCTGGAAGCACTGGTGCAAGCCATGCGCTCTGAAATCACCCGGATCAGAGCCGGTATTTAAGCGCCATGGGAGGATGTCGCTATGAGAGAAGAAGAAGATGCTGATGACGTAACTAAGATCGCGACGAGGCTCGCAACGCTCGACCTAGTGGTGGATGACTTGGAATGTCTGATCAATTCCCGCCTGTATGGTCCACCTGAACCGGACCGCGTTGCCGACACCTCGATGGACGATGATTTCGACAGGAAACTGGACAGATTGATCAAGCGGTTCCTGCACAAATACAGGGACAGGGATGACGCCCTAGAATGCGTCGTCGCTGGGCTGAACGAAAAGACAAAGCGGTTGGAGAAAAAACTCCCTGATGAAAAATACGACGTCGTGTAGAATGGAATTCCCTCCCAGATTTTTCGGGCCGGATTTTTTTCACCGGCCCTTTTTTTGCGCCCGGCCTTGGGAAGCGTGCCCAAAAATTTTTTTTAAAAGCAACCGGGATACCCCCCCCGGCCCTGGTCGCTACCAAATTCGCAATCTAGGGGATGGGCTGGGGCTTCAAGGGGCTGCTTTGCAACGCGTCGGTTGCATTGCGCATAGAACGCTTCCGCCACCTTCCATTAGCCAATCGCCGGGCATGGAACCGGAGCGGCAAGCGGCCAAACCGCCACAGACGGCCGCACAACGCGTCTTAAGCCTTGCCGTTCCCGGCATGCCGGACGAGTCGCAACCGCTTCCATACGTCTCCGCGCCAATGCCGGAGCATGGAACGGGATGCGGCAACGAAACCACGCAAGGCAAACCGCCATAAACGGCCGTACACGCGTTTTCTTCGCTCCGGACGGTCAACCACCATGCCGGAGCTGGAATCGCGCTGCACGGCCGCGCCACGGCCGCAAGCCACGCGGAGTCGTCCCGTCAACCGGTTGGACGGTTCACGGCAAGACTCCGAAACATGCGGAAACGCGCCACTAGCGGACTAGCAGCGCGCAACGGTCTATCCATCATTTTCAAGCTCCGGAGCAATCACGGCGTTTCGCTCCAATGCTGCATTGTTTCGGCCGTACATGCGGCCATGTCCGCGAAGGTGCATCCGTCCCGCGTCACTGGTAACGCGCGGCCGAAACGCTCTATTTGCGCGGCCGTCCAATAGTCGGCAAATTCATCATTGCTGAACGTCAGAACCAATAAACGGCCGTCCGCGTCGCGGCGCATGATATAGCGGGTATCGTCCGCTAGAATGGAGTCATTCATCGCGCCATTTCCTCAACAGTGTAATAGACGTTTGGTGACGTGGTTCTGTCGTTATAGCGCTTTGCAGCGGAGTCGGCCGCGTCGCGCGTTGGATAAGTCTTTTCTTTGCCGTCCGCGTCTTTACAGATAGCGGTTGCCGCTCCGAAAACGCTTCCGTTGCGCCTATGCGCGATTACAACAAACTCGGGCATTGCCTTGCCTTTCCTCTCAACAGTTTATTGAACGGCCGCATTGCGGAATCGGAATTGCTCCGAAAACGCAACGCGCGGCCGTCTATAAGCCGTCAGTAGTGGACGTATTCCATATGAAGCGAGTCTATTTCGCCACGCTGCACGGTCGCGGCCATTTCGTCCGCTATCTTCAATACGCCTTCAACCGTGTTCGCGTTTTGCGCGCGCGAATGGTGCGACTCTTCCTTGTGCACAATCCACGCGCCAAAATCGTCTCCGGCTTCAATATCCGCTGGAGTCAATTCATGCCCGGCTTCACTGGTAGCAATCCATATAAGCCAATCCGTGCCCGGTATGGCGCGTTCCCATGCCGTGCAACCTCCTCCGGTATGGGTTAGGTCGAATCCAGCCGCATGAAACTTGCGGCCGTCATCCGTCTGGATTGCAGCGTTCCGCGTGGCGTCAAACCATGCCCAAAAGCGGCTTGTGTCGTGATTTGCCATTGCCTTGCCTTTCTATTGACCGCGTCCAATGTCCCGCACCGCGTCATTGAATGCGCGCGCGTCAATTCGGTTATGTGCCGCGATTTCATAGACGTCCGCTCCGGTTGACCAATCGAAAACCGTTTCCGCACGCGCAACAATTGATTTGACCATGGAAAGCCGTTTGGAGCGGAAATAGTCAATCGCAAGCCCGGTAGGCAAATGCGTTACACACCAATTGTCATAGTGTTTATGTATGCCGAAATTAGCCGTAGCATAGCCGTTTTGCTCGACAGTCTTTCCCGCACGCACCGGGACTTTCCAGCTATGTTTGCGGAACGTCGTTTGCTTTTCCATTGCCGTTATTCCCCTACACGAGTCCAGCCGGTTTGTTCACTCCAACGTCCCGCGTGCACCGGTTTAGGCGGTTGAAACCATGGCTCATTAAATTCCGTCCCGTATCGCTCCGGATGCGCGCGCATATGCGCCATTTGCCGCGCGTGTTCGTCCGCGCGCCATGCGTTAAAAGCGGCGATTGTCTCCGGTAAAATTTCGCCGTGGTTGTCGCAAACGCAACGTGTAAGAAGTCCGATTGTGGACTCGACGTGCTTTGCGATTCCGTCCGCGTCATAGTTCAAAATCGAGCGCTCGTAATCGCCTAATTGCGTTCTAAGCTCCGCGCGAAATGTCCCGGTTGAATCCGTCACCATATAATCGACGGTTCCCATGTATCCGGATTGCCATTTGAAATGGTATGTCATTGCCTTGTCTTTCCTTGCCTGATTAACGGTTTACCGGAGCGGCCCAGATTGGCCGCTCTATAAGCCGTTCAAATGTTGAGCCATTGAACATTGGACGCGGGAATCGTTTCCTGCCGGAATCCGCTCTTATTGCCTTCGTCGCGATAAACGAGGAATGCTGAACCGTCGCAACGCATTGCAATTGCTTTGCCGTGTTGCGCGGCAAATGTGCGCATTGCTCCGCGCCACGTCCGCGCGTTCGTATGTTTGCGGTAACTATTCCAGAATTGAACCGTGCCAAAGTTAAAGACGCGAACGTTAATCGGTATCATGATTAATCCCTTTCGTTGTCGAGTTCGCCACGGCAAGCCGCGTCATGCATGAGCGCTTCGCCTAGTTTTTTGCACGCTTCCGAATAGGTTAGGTAAATGTCGAATTGCTTTCCGTACTGAACCGCAAAGCCGCGTTCTTTCCGCGTCCTATGCTGATAAAGGCGAATAGGAAAACCGTCTGTCGTGAAGTCACGGCAGAGTCCGCCGCTATTCTTTACCGGATCGTATGAGTCGAGCATAACCGTTGTCATTGCCTTGCCTTTCGGAGTTAAGCGAGCTGAACCGAGTCCAGTGTTGCATTGCCGTAATGTGTGCCGATTGTCGCGTGCACGGTTTTGCCGTCAAAATTGGTGACGGAATAACCGAGCGAAGAGTCTACGGCCGTGCGGCAAGTCCAACCGTCAACCTTAAGCAGGTATCGCGGATTGCCGTTTGCGGACGAAGGCAAGCGCTTGATAATTTCAAGCTTGCCGGTATGGCGAGTCATGTTCTTCATAAAAAAACCTCTCATGCATTTGTGTTTGCCTGAGAGGTATATAAGAGCAAATTTGACGAATAGGCAAGAGCCTAAATCAAAAAAATGTACATAAATCAGCCGATATAAAACGACACGTAAAAACCGCTTTCCGACTCTTCCGACTCGTATGCATCCAGATTGATTTCGCCACGGCCGCAAAGCTTGGAAAGCCGTTTCCCTATGCCTCGCGATTCCACCTCATGCCGTGCGGATAGCGCTTCATCCCATTTTGCATTGTTGTCGCGGTTTGCAATCATAACGGCCGTCAAACGCTCATACTCTTCTAAGTCCGCGTCATTGGCTTTCAATGCATCCCTATCCCAATAGCCGACTCCGTGCCCGGCATAGGTGAAATACAAGTCCCGTCCGGCTTGCGTTTCGTCATACTCGCGTTCGTAAGCTTCCGTTAGAACGTCCGCTGCACGCGTCTGGAATGCCGCGCAAAAGGCCTTAACCTTGGCAAGGGACTCCGCGTCTATATCGGACGGTCCCGCATCATTCGGAATGCTTCCGTCCGCTTGTCCTTCGCGGACTCGCTCTTGTGCCTCATCTCCGAAGAACTCGGACGAGTCAAAGCAAGAGGAATCGGAGAAAAACGCGGCTTCAATAAAGCCTTGCGTGAAGGAGTCGAGATTGTGCCAATTATCGGCCGTTGCGCCGTCAGTGTTCAGGATGAATTCCGGCATTGCCTTAACCTTCCATCTTGCTCAATAGACAATAGACCGTGTTCAGGTAACGGCCGCGCGCGTCCCGTAACGTTATGTAAGCCGGTTTGTTGTCGTCGTGTTTATCAAACCAGATTGCGCCGCACGCGCGGTCAAACGCTTTCCGGTAGTAGTGAGGCAATGCCGCGCGAATAGCGGCCGAATCCGGCTTAACTGTTGTGCCTGTCTCCGCGATATAGTGCCCAGTGTGAGCGGAGCGGATAGCGGGCACGGTTGGCTTTCCGAATCCGTTGCGGGACTTGGAAAGGTGCAACACGTAAACGTGAGTCCGTGGCAACCGCTCACAAGCCGTGCCATCGAGCGGAACGCGCCACGAATAGCCGCCCAGATCGAAATAAGCATGATTGCCGTCTAGTTGGCATGGAACGTATGTCCGGCAGATACCGGGCAAAACCTTTCCCGTCATGACGTCAACAATCGGTTGACCGTCGCAACGGCCGCGAACGACTCCCAAATAGTGAGCGGTCATCTCTGGTTTTGCCGTGATCATTTGCAAGCCCCTTCACAAACGAAAGTCTGGATTGCGCCGCGCGTTAGTTCGTTCAGCGGATTGCCGGGAATCGCAATCATGAGAATCAGCGCGACGGCCGCGACGTTGAAAGAAATGAAAGCCGGTAGGTTATGCATTTGCCTCGCTCCAAAGCGTGTTTGCCCTATGCCTTCTTACATATAGGCAAACTTGCTTAATAGCAATGGCAAATTTGATTAATTGTGCCTATTCCGGCTTTATGCCGTAATCTTCGCAGATGTACCGAGACGCGCGTTCGTTGTTGACATAGCGGCTTCCGTCATCATTTTGCGGATTCCACCATTTCGCGACTCCATTGCCGAAAGTGCGAAGCTCCCAACCAGCTAGACGCGCGGCTTTTTCGTAGCTGTTGACCGTTGTCATTGCCTTGCCGTCTCCGCTTCAATCGCTTCCGCAATTTGCTCAAACGTCGCGTTAACGCATGTCGTGCGGCCGTCGATTGTCCAAACGTCGCAATGCGTCCATACGCCATCCGCGTCAAATGCCGGACTAATCCGGACGATATGAGCTGCACGAATGAAGTGCGAACCGTCTCCTTTTGCGTCTAGCAGCTCCACAAAGCCGCATGTTGCCGATTGTGCAAAATTCATTGCCTTGCTTCCTTTGCCTTCATAGCGCGCCACAGACGCGCGGACTCGTGTTCGTCCCTATCCATCCACGCGCCTATATGAATTGCCGTCCCGTCCTTGAAATAAGCCGAATAGCCGGTTGCAAACTCATATTCGAACCGCTCGATTTCATGCGGCCATGCTTCCGCCATCGCGGACTCGACTAGATAGATGTCGAGCCAATTGGAGTCGTTGTTCAGGATTGGAAGAAACTGGGCCAAGTCCGCAATTGAGACCGTGCCCGGATACAGATTGCCCGAATTATCAACCGTGACTTTTGCCATTGCCGCTACTCCCCTACGCAAGAGCTTGCGGAGTCGTCCGCTATCAAAACGAAGTCTCCGGAGCTGATTTCAAGCATGCGCTTTGCCCGGAATTGATCCAGAGCAATCAAGCAATCGTCTCCGGTTAGGCCATAATCGGCCGTATAGACGTTTCCGCTGTATTCCACGCGCAATTCATAGCGTGCGGACTCGGCCGCAAAGCCGGAGCTTGCGAGCGCGAAAAGAGCGGTTGCGGTTGCGAGAATGCGTTTCATTTGCCTTGCCTTTCGTGACGCGTTGTCTATGCACATATCCATATGGCAAGTTTGACTAATAGCAATAGGGCAAATGTGATTATTTGTCGGACCATTCCGGAGTGTCGTCATCGAAGAGCCATGCGCGGCAATCGTCCGCCATCGCGCGCGCCGCCGTCCCGTCATCCTGTTGCGGGACATCGTGGTCGACTAAGTCGCCATTGTCGTCAAACTCAAACCAATAGGAACGCGAGTCGCGCAATTCGCTGCACGGCCATTGACTGTTGAACCGTGCGACTTCGTCCCGCGAAACGATAACTTTGTTTGTGTTATTCCAGCGCTTCATTGCCTTGCCTTCCCTAATAAGAGAGAGTCGCGCGCGTTAGCGCGCAACCAATTCCGCGTGAATGGTTTCAATGACGCTATCCATGTAGATTGCTTGTCCCGTCGTGGTACGTGCCCAAACGGTCAAACCGGCAAAGTCCTTGTCGACCTTTTCGCCTTTTTCGGCGAGCTTGTCCGCAAACCAATCTGACACAATCCAGTGTTCGAACACTTCGCGCTGATACGGTTCAATGTCGTTATCTTCGCAAAGCTCGCGCCAATCGTCATAATCGGCCATGCGTGGCTCATGCCCGGTAGGCGCAACGAACATGCCGTTATGCGCATTGCGAGTCCAACCGGCTTGAATAGCGGCTTCCTCGTAATCGTCTATGGGGTAGCACAATTCGGCCGCTTGCTCGGTAAGCTCGCTTAGGTCGCGGGCTTTATGGTCAACTACCGAATAGCCACCGGCAAGCGTGGAAACGAGACTGGAAACGCAATAGTGCACTTCACGGTTAACTAGCTCTTGAGCGGTTATCATTGCCTTGCCTCTTATGTGTGTGGTTGTTGTTGACCATGTACATAAAGGCAAGTTTGACGAATAGCAAGGCCTATTTTGCAGGTTTGATGAAATGCCGGGATTTTACCAGAGCAAAGAATGGAACCGACTCCGGGCAAAGCATCTAAAGCACAATCCTGCATGCGTCGTTAAAGGATGCGGAAAGCGTGCGGTTTTTGTGGACCATATTGTCACGGTCAAGAATGCGCCTAATCGCCGACTCGATCCGTCCAATCTGCAATCGTTATGCAAGTTTCACCATGGAGTCCTTACGGCCGCTTATGACCGTGGCACGTTAGCCGGAGCATGCGACGAGTCCGGCATGCCTATCGATCCTAATCACCCATGGAACCAATCCGACAACACGGCCGCAATCGACACGGTCAACCGTCCCGCTCCAATCGATCCGACAACGCAAGCCCGGCTAAAGAGGCGGCATAGCGGCCGATAGGCCTAGGCCGAAAGGCTCGAAGTGCTCCGGCCTCTCGACGATCGTCGAACGGCAGGCGGGACGGCCGCCAACCAGGGCGGAGGAGGGGGGGGGTATTAGCAAAACGTCATATACCCCGGCCGGGACCGGCGGCCCCCAACAACTACCACTTTCGGGAAAATCTTTTTGGCCCTATTTGGCGAAATGGTTGCCTTTCCGGTAACCTGTAGCCCTATATGAGGAAAAACGCATTTTGACGGGTATCAGTGATGCAAGGACGCAAACCAAAGCTCGCAATCGTCAAGGAAAGCGAGGGCGACCGCTCCCATGTAGGGAAAAAGGGCCAGGGACCACGCATCGAGGGCGTTGGCACGTTGGAACCACCAGATCATCTCACGCCGACCGAAAAGGCACTTTGGCGCTTCGTTGTCGCCTCTTTACCGGCCGGAGTGCTCGCCAGGGCCGACACGTCGATCATGGAGAGGTACGTGGTCGCTTGGGCGAGGTGGCGGGAGGCTGACGAGGCGGTCAAGGCGGATGGGATGCTGGTGAAGACGCCTCAAGGGGTGATCAAACATCCGCTGCTTTCGGCCATGAACGGGTTACAGCGGGAGATGCATGCCTGCGGCGCGGAGCTGGGGCTGTCGCCGGTCGCTCGCCAGCGGATCATGGCGACGAAAGTCGATCCCGATGACGAGATGGGTTGGCTGATGGATGGTGCCGGGGATTGAGCTTTGATCCATGGACCAGATCGTGAAGGACAAACGGCAACTCCGGCATCGACGCATGAAGGCGCTGGACGTTCCCAAAGAGGACTGGGATCTGCCATCGGGCTTGGCCATCGCGTTCGCTCATTCGCTGGTCGTCCCGGCCGGTAAATATGTCAACCAGCCGCTTCGCCTTCGACAGTTCCAGATCGACTTCATCCGGGACGTCTATAACCCCAGAACAGAGGATGGGCGGCGCAAAAGGCGGCAAGGGATACTTTCAGTCGGCCGGCGCGCTGGGAAATCGCTGCTTGCGGCGGTGATCTTGCTGCTGCACCTGGTCGGTCCATTCAAGAAGCCGAACTCGACGATCGTCAGCGCCGCGACGACCCGCAAGCAAGCTGGCATCATCCACCGCCTGGTCGCGACCATCGTCTTCCGCAATCGCGCCTTGATGAAGAAGCTGAAGGTGATCAACTCGTCGAAGGTGATCGTCCACAAGGAGGACGGCTCGACCTACACGGCGATCTCAGCGGATGCCGGTGGCGCATTCGGCGAGGGTCTGGATTTCGTGATCTATGACGAGCTGGCCCAGTCGAAGAATTCGGCGCTCTATGACGCGCTGATGACGTCGCTTGGATCGCAGGTCGAGCCGCTGATGATGGTTATTTCGACGCAAGCGGCGAGCGATGAGCACCTTCTTTCCGAACTGATCGACTATGGCCTCAAAGTGAAGGCGGGCGTGATCGAGGACGAGACCTTCACGGTTCACCTCTATGCCGCCGATCCAGAGTGCAAGCTGCTCGACGAAAAGCAGTGGCTGAAGGCCAATCCGACACTGGGCGATTATCGCGACATCGACGAGTTCCGCACGATGATGGGCCGCGCCGTGAAGCTGCCCGCGCTGGAAGCGTCGGTGCGCAATCTGTACCTGAACCAGCGCGTCCAGGCTAAAGCTCCATTCCTCACTCAGGCGGTCTGGGCGAGGGGGGATGAGGCAATCAATGAGGCATTGTTCTATTCGGATCGCAAAGTCGGCGCGGGCCTCGACCTGTCGGCGAGGGTGGACCTTTCGGCGCTGGTGATGGCGGTCGAGGATGACGAGGGCATCATCCATCTGATGCCGCGCATCTGGACGCCGAATGATACGCTCGACGCGCGCGCCATCCGCGACCGTGCGCCATACCGGGCATGGGCGGATCGCGATCTGATGATCCCGGTTCCGGGCGAGGCGCTTGATTACGACTTCCTTGCGCGTGACATCGGCGAGCTGTCGAAGACGATCCCGTTCCACAAGATCGCTTACGACCGCTGGCGGATCGACGTTTTCCGGCAATCCTTGGCGCGGCAGGGGCTTATCATACCGCTGATGAGCCACGGCCAAGGCTTCAAGGATATGGGGCCGTCGCTCGATCTGGTCGAGGAGCTGGCGCTACAGGGGCGCATCCGCCATGGCGGGCATCCGGTGCTGCGCTGGGCGATGTCCAACGTCGTGGTCGCTTTCGACGCCGCGAACAACCGCAAGCCGGAAAAATCGAAGTCCACCGGGCGCATAGACCCTGCCGTGGCGGCGATCATGGCGATTGCGGCACTGAAGCTTGAGACGGAAAACTCGGTCGATATCGACGCGCTGATCGCGTAAAAAAACCGCCCGAAGGCGGTTCATTTCGTTTGTTGATTTAGGTGCGACAGTAATCATTCGCACCAGACTTCGCAGGATTCCCTGCGATTCAAATTGTAGAGTTCGGCTGAGAGGCAGACGCCGTTCGCGCTACCGTCGATGAAGATCACGTCTTCGCCTTCTTCCCATCCGAGGCAGTAGGTTTTCGACTCGAACCGCTCGCCGTTGATGATGAACAGTTCATCGTCGGCGGCGACTTCGATCTCGTAGGTATCGACGGCATATGCGCCAGTTGCCGCAAGAATCGCTGCGGCAGCGATGAGGAATCTCTTCATTCTCATTTGTCCAAATCTATGCCGTAGGCCTCTTCAAGGCCCCGGACCGCTTGATCGTGCTTCCGCCAGATTTCATTCTTGGCGTAAGCCGCCTTTTCGGCGCGATCCTGCCAGAAGAAGTAGATGGCGATGGCCGTGACGATCACGGCGCAGAGACAGATGATCGCTTTCATTCGTCCGCCCCTTTGTCCCTGAATGCCGCCCGCACGCCGTAAAGAATGCCGGGTTCATTGATTTCCTCGAAACCGGCAAACTCGACATCGGGCCATTCGATCACGCTTTGGACGACGTCCAGCGGAACGACGGCATCGGTGTTGCTTCCAGTTTGGTGGTTGTCACCAAGGATGACGCCTTTGAACGGGTAGGGGCGCTCGCCACCCTTGAAGGCGAAGAACGGGCCGGGATTTTCGACCATCAAGCCTTCCTCGTCGACCCAGAGGGAATGACGATCATCCAGCTCCACTGCCTCGACCAGATTGCAGCCAAGCAGCCGGTAAAGGCTCTGAAGCTTCCCGTCCATGTCAATTTCTGTCACCGTCTTTTCGACGGCATCGATCAGGATCGCGCGCATCATGCAGCCTTCCGCGTCTTCTTGGCGGTGAATTCTTCGACGGTTGCCGCCAGCGGCTCGATTTCGGCCGTCTTGGGTTCGATCAGCACCGGTTCCAGCGACTTGAACATGTCGAAGACAGCAGCGAGCTTCTTCTTGTGTTCCTCATCCTGCGTCGAATCCGGGTGAAGGACAGACAGCACCTTGCGGAACTGGGACTTCGTCATGACGCCCTTGTGCGAGGCGATGATCTGTTCGGCCAGCTCGATGCGCTTGCCATAGACCGGCAGGATGTTCTGGTTGACGAAGGCGTCGGCAGCCTCGCGGACCTTCACGTCGAATTCCTTGTCGAGCTTCTTGCGCTCGACCTTGAGAGCCTGTTCGACCTTCTTGGCGACCTGACGCTCGATCTTCTCGTCCTGCTTGGCTTGGACGGCGGTGATCTTCAGCGGATCGATTTCGGTCGGCTTGACGACAGGCTCGACGGCGGGCTTTTTGTTCAGCCAGCTGCCGTCCGTTGCGATTTCGGATTTTGTCCGTTTCTGCAACACGCGGTTCACGGTCGCCGCGTTGACGCCGACTTCCTCAGCCACTTCGCGCTGCGTTTTACCTTCGTCGACAAGGGCGACGATCTTCTTGTTGCGTTCTTCTTCGATGAGATCGCGGGTTTCCGTCGTGATCTTGGTGACGGCCGATTCGGAGATGCCGAACATCTCGGCCAAGTCCTTGACCGCCCAGCCGTCGAAAACGAGATCGTTGATCATCTGGTCGCGCTGCTCGCGGGTGAGGTGGCGACGGCCAAGGTTCTGCGACAGCGCGAAGCGCTTTGCAGCTTCGTCATCGGGAAATTGGACGAACGCAACCGGGATTTCCAAGTCGCGCTTCAGCTCCTTTTCGATGGCCCAGCGTGTCCGTCCATCGACGATCTGATTGCGATCCGCATAGACGATGATCGGATTGGTCGAGCTGAAACCGTGCTCGACGAGCGACGCCTTGAGCGCCGCGCGATCCTCCGAAGTCGGGACTGGAAACAGCTTGGCTGCCGGGTGAATATCGAATTCAACATTTTTGGGATTGATGTACTGGATGGTGGCGGCGAAGCCGCAAATGATTACGTCCGACACGATGAGTTTCTCCAAAATTAGCGAAGACAGCCCCAGCGGCCGTCTCTGTACATAGTGATAATATGCCTATTAGGTAATTACAAGCTTGCAATCCGACAAATTTGCATTTACTCCTTAATTGCTGACGTGGCGAAGGTAACGGTTACTTCTTGTCAATAGAGAGCCAGACCGTTTCCGCTTATTCCCGTTGGCGCTATGGAGATTCTTATAGGGTCTGGCGTGGCGAAGAGATCGGATACTTCTCATAAACTGTAGGTCATTGGTTCGAATCCAGTACCCCCGAAAGGGGGTTAGCTCAGCGGTAGAGCAACAGCAAAAAGCCCGATTTCGTCAATTCCCGCCAGACCCTTCGTTTTCTCCGGCGTGGCGTAAGATACGGATACTTCGTGGATGAACCATCGGCTTTAAGCCGGGTGGTGCCTGTTCAAATCAGGCATGTGACCGTATCGATAGTTCCCGCTGGACCGGAAAACGGGCGTGGCGAAGCTGACGGTTACTTCACTTGAAATGATGTCCAGACCGTCTGGCGATTATTCCCGCCCACCTTCCTCCTGGGCGCTGATGGAAAACCCACGGTGGCGTAGGCCAACCAAAGGAATTTCGATCATGCGCACCAACAAGCCAATCCGGAAGACTGAGTTCACCCACGAGGGCGCTCGCGCTGTCGGCGGACTTTCGCCGATCTTGCAGCTGCGCCGGTCCGTGCTCGCATGTCTCCTATGGGAAAACCAGTTCTACGAGGACGGGGAGACCATCGCCGACCGCATCATGGTGACCGCAGAGAAGGTGAAGAAGGACGACGTTGCGGCGCTCGCTGTCGAGGCGCGTACCGTCCACGGCCTTCGCCATGCACCACTGATGCTGCTTCTCGATCTGGTCCGTCGAGGCGGTCCCGGCGTTGCCGAGGCGATCACCGCGACGATCACGCGCCCGGATGAGCTGGCAGAACTGGTTGCGCTCTACTGGCGTGGCGGCAAGCGTCCGCTGTCCGCCCAGATGAAGCGCGGGCTGGCTGCTGCCTTCGACAAGTTCAACGAGTATTCGCTGGCGAAGTATGACCGTGACGGCATGGTCCGCCTTCGCGACGTGCTGTTCCTGTCGCACGCCAAGGGCAAGACGCCGGAGCGTGAATCGCTCTACAAGCGGCTCGCCAACCGTGAGCTGGTGACGCCGGATACGTGGGAAGTCGCGCTGTCCGGGGGTGCCGACAAGAAGGAGACGTTCGAACGCCTGATCCGGGAGGGGAAGATCGGCTACCTCGCTCTGTTGCGCAACCTGCGCAACATGGTCGAGGCAGGTGCCGACCTCGATCTGGTCAAGGAGGCGATCCTTGCTCGCCGTGGTGCCAAGATGGTCTTCCCGTTCCGCTACGTTGCTGCCGCTCGCGCCGCGCCGCAGCTGGAAGGGGTGATCGATCAGGCGCTGGTCGAGGCGGTGTCTGAAGGCGTCGAGCTGCCGGGCAAGACGATTGTCCTCGTCGATGTCTCCGGCTCGATGAACACGCGGCTATCGCAGCGTTCGGACATGATGCGGATGGATGCCGCCGCCGCTCTGGCGTCGGTGATCAACGGCGACTTGCGGGTGTTTTCGTTCTCGAATGACATCAAGGAAGTCCCGGCGCGTCGCGGCATGGCTGGCGTCGATGCGGTGATCAGCTCGCAGATGCACATGGGCACCTATCTTGGTAGGGCCATCGAGCGTGCGAACCGTGAGTGGCATGACCGCCTGATCGTCATCTCCGATGAGCAGACGGCAGACGTTGTGCCGCCGCCGCGTGCGGATCGTGCCTACATGATCAACGTCGCTTCCTACCGGAACGGCGTCGGTTACGGCAATGGCTGGACGCACATCGACGGCTTCTCTGAAGGCATCCTGCGATACATCGCAGCTGCCGAAGGCATCGGCCAGCCGGTGCTACAGGAAGCTACTGACGAGTAGTGTTGAAGCCCCCACGGTTGCCGCCGCTTGGGGGCTTCTTCTTTAACGCCTTCTGGAAGTGCTCAAGAGTCGTCAGATAGGCGATAGTGTCGCGGCAGAACGCCCGCGTCTCGCGCCAGCCCTCGATCCACTTGTCGTGATCATCGGTCGTGACAGCCTTGCTCTCGCGCAGCTTCTGGATGCGAGCGATCTCATCCTCGCAGTCCTTCATCCGCTCCTTGTTGTAAGCGATGATTTCACGGATAGACTTCATTGCGCGCCTTGCTCCATGCGGCGGCAGATTTCCTCAGCCACGAGGCTGATCTCTTCATTGTCTGAAAAGTCGATGCCGACCACCGGCTCATAGGTCGCATCGACGTGCTCGACGATGCTCCGGCCGTCTTGATGCGACACCTGCACGATGAAGCGGTGGTGCCGCCGTTGATAATAGACCTTCAGGTCAAATGGCGGCATCGATTGGGTACGAACGAGGTTCATGACGCCCCATCATAGCGCGGCGGCAGCCAAGAAAAAGACCAGGGCGAGGGCGATGGCAACGGAAATCCAGAATGCCGCGCGCTCAGTCATCAGGACGACCGTCAGGCGGGCGCGTGAGGGGATCGGTAAAATGCCGACATCCGACCAGATCGGCGAACCCCTTCACAAAACTGATGGAGCAATCAGCTTGCCCGCTCTCTATGCGAGAAAGTGTCTGGCGCTTCATTCCCAGCTCGCGCGCCACCTCCTCTTGCGAGAGCCCGGCGAACTTGCGCCACTCCTTGAAATAGAATCTATCGGTCATCGCGCAGTTCCGCCTTGGCTTCCCTGCGGACGCGCCGTGAGAACAGCTTCTTCCAGTAGTGCACGCGGCGAGGCTTCCGCATGTATTTGGTCACCTTGCGCCAATCGGAGAAGACGGCCGTCTCAGCCGCCTTCGTTCTTTCGCGATGTCCCATCATTGAACTGTCCTTGCCAGTATACCAGCATCTCAAGCAGCTCGATCCGTTTGCGCATCAGGCGGTTAATTCGAAGCTGAAACAGAGCATACATGACCATGGCCAAAAGCGATGCCGTGGTCGCTGTTTCGCGGATCACATCCATCGTCATGGTGCACGCTTCTCCAAATTCGGCCGAACCAAATCCTTCGATGTAAACCAGAGCGCTGTCTCCGATCCGTCACCATGACCGAAGGTCAGGAACCATTCGCTTTTGCCGACGCGCTCTAAGTGCGCGCCGCGCGAGGCGACGATCTCATCGAGCGTGCCATTTTCGGTGAAACTTACGCGATCTGCGGTCTCTGTCATTTCAGCCACCTGTCAATCAGCCGAAGCACATCACCTAACGACACAAGAACGAGTGCGATAAACAGCACGAGGCTGATCCTCTCTTGCCATGCAACGCGATTTTGCAGGTGATAGAGCTGATCGATGATCCTCCCCATCAGAAGGTCTCTGGGGTCGTTGCTTGCTGGTGGAATCAGTCGCCCGTACTCCGGAGGGGTTTTCCGTTTCCGTTTTTGGAAGGGAGTGACGTTGTCGTTATCATCGTTCATCAGACGTCACTATCATCCGCAAGCGTCTGCAATACCCGGATCGCCGCGCCGCGCATCCCCGGCCGCATTGTCTCGATGAGCCTTGCCGCGCGAATGCCATGCTTTCCGAAGGTTGGCAAAACGCTCTCTTCCTTCGCCGTTATTCCAGTATTGGAGAAGAAGGTCGTGACCGGCGTGTTGAAGATTTCCGACATCATCACCAGTTTCGGGGCGCTGACACGGTTCGCCCCACTCTCGTATTTCTGCACCTGTTGGAATGTAACCCCCAGATAGTCGGCCAACGTCATTTGCGACATCCCGACCATCGCGCGCAGCGTCTTCAGATTCTGGCCGACGATGACGCTGATTTCCTTTTCGCGGTCATTGACCTTCCTGTTCCGCTGCTGCGGAGCGCGGGCAGGTGTCTTGAACTCCCCTTTGCTGAGTGCCTTCTGCATCGTATGGTCCTTTCCCTCAAATAGTTAATCAGCGGCCAGCAACTTGGCCTTCAGTTCTTTGTAGCAATCGTCACAAATCACGGCGTCCTCGGGCTTTGTTTCGCGTCCAAAGGTGAGGGCGAATTCCTCGCGCGCCTCGGCGTCGGTCCAGTTCGAATAGAACTCTTCCTTGCACCGCTCGCAGCGGTACTGTTCCATCATGCCGCTCATCGAGTTGTCCTTCGTTCAAACTTCCTGTTTGCCCGGCATGGCGTCAGCATCGGATCGTCGGCCGGAACGCCGTTGGCTTCAGCCATGGCGCGATAACTCTCGTAAAGATCGACCGGGCTGTCAGGCAGATCGGCCCAGTCAAACCGGTTGGTGATGATCGCCATCCGGATCGACAGATTGTGCTCAGCGCCACGATGCAGGAACCCGGCGCAGACGGCACCTTTCTCGATCCCTGACATGTGACAGGAGAAAACATTCTGGGCCATGTCCCATGCGGTCACGGCCGAATGGCGGTAGGCGTTTGCTGGGAAGGCCTCAAGGGGCGCATCCTTGCGCCATGGGCATTCCGCGCAAGGGGTACGCCGAAATCGAAGCGGACCTTCATTGGGCGACACGACGGTTGCGACGCGATGCGCGCCGTCGCCGCAATCGAACATAGTGGTCCTGTACTTCCTGCGACTCTTGCGGGCCATCTTCGACGTCTCTTTCCAGCTTTTCGTAACGCTTGGCGCTCTCGTTGTAGATCATCGCGTCTGGATAGCGGTCTTGCAGATCGCGGAAGTCGAGCGCTGCTTGCGCCGTCGAGACGCCAAACTTCTTCATCAGATGGTTTCGATTGATGAAGCCATAGATGTCCAGCATCTCCATGATCCAACGCTGTCGATGCTCGACATACCAGTCACGCTTCTTCACACCCAAACCTCAAGGATTTGCGGTTCATCGTCAGGCTGTCGCGGAAGGCGCGTCAGCCCTGCACCGATCATCTTGCGCCGGATAGTGATCAGGCGGTCGCAAACCATCACTTCCCTTGCAACAAGAGTGACGCCCCCAGCGCAAACGTACTGACACCGGGCGGTGAACTTGCCCGGATAGTCTGCCGGAGACCGACAGACCACCCACATTGGCAACACATTGTCAGGCGGCAGCTGCATGACCGCCTTCGCTGCTTTCAGCTTCCGTTTCAACCGGCGCTTCTGGCGTCGTCTCCTTGCGCGAAGCAAGGCGATAAACTTTGCCATCCCGTATCAGCTTGTTCTGCTTAAGTAGATCGCCCAGCGAGGTATAAAGCGAGTTCGGTTTCCGCCCACTGAAGTCGATCAGAGTTTTCATCTGCTTCGACGTCAGAGGGCCGTTAGCTTCGACCGCCGCGATGATCCGGTCCGTCATTGGCATACCGGAAGGTTTCGCTGGCGCAGCCTTCTTCCCGCCAACCCTCTTCACCGTGAACATCGGTGCGGGCTTCGACGAAGTGGGTTTCAGTACGCCCTTCTTGGCCAGCCTTTCCATCACGTCGAGGGCGATAGTAAGCCGCTCGATCTCGCGCTCATGCTCTGCGATCTCATCTCTGATCTTGTCAAGGATATCCATGTTGCTGCCTCACCTTTCGATTTTGTAGAAGGGAGCGGTCATCGGCGGACGATGACGCGGAAGCCCAGAACGCGGAGAATGTTCAACATCGTTCCGGTGCGCGGATCGCGGGTAACGCCATGAGCGAGATTTGAAACGGTGGCCGGGCAGCAGCCAGCTTTGTCCGCAAGTTTGGTGAACTTCATTTTCGAGGCGCGTATTTCTGCGGCGACGAATTTTGTCAGTTCATAGACGTTAGCGAAATTCACTTCTCCATCGTCCGTATGGACAGTCTTGGCTTTCTTGAAAGCCGTAGCTGATGCGATTGGCACAACGTTTGCCATCAAAGGAGTCCTCTCTCAAAGGTTTTGACGGGGGGTTATTTTGCGGCCAATCCATTGGCTTCTCGTTTTTGTGCGGCGACATCATCGCGATAGGCACGGCGTTCCAGCTCGCGCTCAATCGCACCTCGAATAAATGCGGCTCTTGTCTCGCCAGTCTCTCGCGCCTGGTCGATGCGCTGAGGCATGTCGCCGAGCAGCGAAAGGTTGACGTGCATCGTAACCGTGCCGTTCGGTGATCGGATTGCCATAGCCTTCTCTATCCAACATTTATGTACATTAACACTTGCCCTCGGGGTAATTCCAAGTTAAGCAAGTACGCAGGGAAATGACAAGGCATAAAAACAAGTACACAGAGAAATGACAAGACCCATACATTTTTAGGGGGTATCTCGCTATGTGTGTTTCTATGAGGAAAGTGCGGTCTGACATCGATTTTGCCGTCGAATACGAGGGTGAAAGGTGGGTTTTGGACCTTTTTGAGTACCGAAACGAGCGAGGCGAGGGCCAACTTCGCGTATCGCGTATCAGGGGCAATGTCACCACACCGCTGCTCAAGGAAGCGCTTCAGCTTGAGGCCGACAGCCGCGCGTTGAGATTATATTAGACGGTTGTGTAACCTATTAGGAAACTTCGATGATTATCGACATCACCGCGCATCCGGCCTTTGAGCGTCATCGGGACGCGGATGAGAACGATGACCTTCTGCCGCTGCAAGAGGAAGGCGACTCGGTCATCGAGAACCTTTCCCGCACTTATATGATGGCGTCGCAAACTGTCCAGATGCTGCGCGCCCACCCGATACCCAATATTGTCGAGCAGGTTACTCACCAACGCACCCTGATAGAGGGCATGCTACGCAACCTAGAGCCGCTGGAACCACAACTAATGAGAGCGGGTGGAGCTTTCGTGCGCCGGTATCGACCGCTGGTCAACGACCTTCGTCGGCTCACCTTCGAAATGGAGGATGCGATTCGTTATAGCGGTACGTTCGTGACAGTAAGACTAAAGTCTGATGTGGAGCCAAGACCAATGTCTTGTAATTCACCGAAGTCTAAAATGTACAATATAGCAGAAATCATATTACTTATCGTAATAGGGTCGACTCTTATCGGCGCAATACGCGCCATGCTGGGATAAACTATGTACAAAATACTTCCTTTAGTAGCGGCATTCGCTGTCGCGTCGACGACGCTTGCCTTTTCTACTGCCAATGCGAGCAACGTAAACATTATCGACGGCGATACCATCCGTGTTGATGGCGTCACGATCCGGATCACGGAACTCGATACGCCTGAGACATTCAGATCGCGTTGCGAGAATGAACTGATCCTCGGCCTTGCGGCAAAGGAGCATCTTCGCGCCCTGCTCGACAGCGGAACCGTATCCTATGAGGCAACTGGCAGGGATCGTTACGGTCGTATGCTGGCCCATGTTTATGTCGGCGAAGTCAATATTGGCCAGCAAATGATCCGCGATGGCGTCGCCCTACCATACCAGCCCGGCAGAGACGCCAAGCTGGCGCGGCTGCGCCACTGGTGCGGCCCGAATGCCGAGTTGGGCGACAAATGGAAGCGTCCCGGAAAATAGCCGAAACGCTCGCGAGGGCGTCGGTCGGATTGAGCATTCCGATCCCGAAGATGGCACGCTCAGATGGGAAAACCGAAATGAAAAGCATGCTCGCTGCTATGGCGATTATTGTTACTGCCGCACCCGCTTTCGCCGATGAATATGTCAACGGCTACACGCGTAGCGACGGCACCTACGTTCAGGGACACTTCCGCTCATCGGCTGACGGTGTCCGGGATAACAATTACTCCTATCAGGGGAATACGAATCCCTACACTGGCAAGGTCGGCCAACAGAAGTCGTATGACTCCTTCGGCACGGATTGCAGCTACAGCCTTTCCTGCTGAATAAAAGGGGGCTGGCGTATGCTGGCCCCCATCCAAAACAAAGGGGCAAATGGTCATGACCAACGAGGATCGCAATACGGGCATCGCCAGCTTGGACGTCGTGGCGAGGTTACAGGACCGCGCCGCCAAGGAATATTGCAGCTCGCGGTCATGGCAAAAGGGCGAAACTACCGATGACGACCTGCGCGATGCGCGCGTCCATCAAAGAGAAGCAGCAAAACTGGCGCGAAGTGTGCGCCGCATTATGGGGTTGGGGCAATGAGGAAGTTAACGTTCAAACACGACAAGCTGAAGGAACTGCTACTGGCGGCGGAAGTCGCTTGGCTGAAGGGTGTCCGAACCCTTCATGACGAGGAGACTGGGCCGGGCTTTTGGCTGGTTGGTGACCACGGCGTCTATCTGATGCATAACGGCGTGTTCGGCGAAGGGGAAAAGCCTCCTGTCGTCTATGCCGATGAGTGCGATCCGACGACGATGGAGTTTGACGATTGGTGGGAAGCGAAACGCGCCACATTCGGCGGTGACGACGGTGTCGACTTCATTGATCTGCCGACGATCCAGCACATCGTCGAGCGCAATGCGGACCTGTTGCTGGTCTTTCAAGGCGACGAACTTGTTGCATATTCGAGCGAAGTGAAGAAGACGCTGCAATGATAAGCAGGGCGCGCTCGCTGGCGCGCATGTTGTCCGTGGGCATCGTTACCAATTTCGTAACCACGCACTTCGACAACATCCTCCTGCTTAGCGAAATTCTCTTCCAGTTTTTCAAACCGGTTGGACGCATGGCATGTCTGTTCGTGACCGGTTTCGTGATAGGCCGACTATCAAGGAGAAAGAAGCCTAGCTAACGGCAGACTTGACGCGGCTACGGCATGACCGCACACTGTCAACGTTCAAGTGGCTCTTTGGCTTGTCGTTCACATTTTCTCCTGATCTTGGCCGGGTATCATCCCCGGCCTTTTTATTTTGTGGCTGCGGCAACGATCCTGTCGGAGTCTTCTGCTGAAATGGCCGGTCCGCGCCGTTTTGCCTCGACGCTGAAACCCAACGCCTGAGACCATAAATAGGCGGCGCTGTCGGCCTTTTCCTCGCTTTCAAAGGGCGCGGCATAGTGCCCGGTCAACTCTTTGAACGCTTCCAGCTGCCCTAGGCGCTCATCGATGGGAACGCCCTTTCCATTGCGCCAGAGCGGCACGGTGACGATCCATTTTCCGGGTATGTTGCGATTCCGGAAATTTTCCGATTTTGCAATCATGCTTGCCCCGCAATCGTCTTTGCTGCCTCGGCTTCGGCCTTGAGCACCCGCCGCAGAGCCGCGTGATGGCCAGCCTCAGCGTCATCCCATGACGAATAACGCCATTGGCCGTGATCATCTTCCCAGTCGAATTCACCGCCACCTTTCGAAACGACCATCGTTTCGAACACAAGCGGCGGACCCTTGCCGAAAACCCGATAATCGATCCCGATAAAGACGGTGCTTACCGCATGCATCTCTGTTTCAGACTGTGCGACAACCCGCTCATCGCCAGCATCTTCGAACCAGACCGCCCAGTCCATGAAGCCAGCTTCAGCGATCATCCGATTAGGCAAGAGGACGTAGGTCTTCATGATGCTTTGCTCGTCCAATTTGGGTTGCCGCGAGGCCTCGACGTCGGGGTGATTACGGGGTTGGCTTTCTTCTCCTTCATCAGCTTGGCTGGCAGTTTCCATGGGCCGATGTCGGCCGCAATCGCCGCGCAGACCAGCGGGATATACGCCGGGATGCTTTTGCCGGTCTCGTAGGCCTTCAGAGAATTGTACGCGATCCCCATCGCCTCAGCCGCACTCTTGCGGTCCGGGCCAAAATGCATCTCGCGCCATTTGATCAGATCGTATGCGTCCATGTCTGTTGTTCCTTGCGTGGGGAGATGTGGCAAATATAGTCAGATTTGCTCAATTGTAAAGGCAAATTTGATGATTTTGTTGCGATCCAGCACTGGTTTATAATTTGCGCAACAAGGATAGATGGATAGGGAAGACGATTGACGGATGCGGAAAAGTTCGCAGCGATCATAGCTGGCATCGAAAGTACCGGCATGACCAAGAGCGAGATAGCCCGCGAAACAGGCCTCTCGCGTCAAACCCTCTGGCGACTGTCCATTGGGGAAACGTCCAGACCTTCATACGACACCTATGCCCGCCTTAAGTCGCTCGCCGACCGGCATAACAGGGCTGACGTAACGGACATGTTACGCAGGTAGGGTGTAAATGGACCAGCAACCTTTTCAAGCAGGGTTGCTGAGTCATGAAAGAGATCGTCTATCGCACCGCCAGGCAGTCCGAACGCGATCCTTCCGAATATGTCCTTTCCGACGAAACTGTAGACCGTTACGGCGAGATCATTCTCGCTGCCGGTTGGGATTTATCGTCCTTCAAGAAGAACCCCATCGCGCTGTTCAATCACCATTCCGACGCCATCGTCGGAACTTGGGAGAATGTGCGCGTCGAGGGTCGCCGTCTGATCGGCCGCCTCAAGCTGGCTGAGGAAGGCACCAGTCAACTCGTCGACAATATTCGTCGCCTCTGGAAGCAAGGCATCCTCAAGGCCGTGTCGGTCGGTTTCCGCCCCATCGACAAGGAGCCGATAGACAAGGACGCTGGCAGCTGGGGGCCATACCGTTACCTCAAGAGCGAGCTTGTCGAATGCTCGCTTGTCGCCGTTCCCGCCAATCCCAACGCGCTGCAAATCGGCCGCTCGTTGGCTCTTCCCGCCGACGTTAGCCGCCAGCTCTATGGCAAGATCGCCGCACCGGAGCTGGATGGAGAAGGCGGTTCCCCAGGCAAGATCGCCAAGCCGCAACTCCCTGCATCCGGGAGAAAATCAATGAAACTCGCTGATCGCATCAAGGCGGCGCAGACGACTCTGAATGACCTGCGCGACCGCCTCACCGTGCTTACCGGCATGGAAGAACTCGACGAAGCCGAACAGATTGAGCTGGAAGAACTGGCTCGCGGCGAGGACGGCCGTATCGCCGTCGCTCAGAAGCAGCTCGTCACCCTTCAGTCGGCCGAACGCGCCCTCGCGCTTACGACGGCCAATTCCAGGGACTCGGAAGAACCGCAGCCGCAGCTTCAGCAGCCGCAGCGTCAGGCACCGGCTGATCAGAAGCGACCATTCGCCATGGCGAAGAAGAAGGTCGAGCCGGGCGACTTCCTCGTCCGTGCGGGCGTCGTGCACTTCCTCGCGCGCATGCGCCAGCAGAACCCGCTTGAAGCCATGCAGGCGGTCTATGGCAACGACGAAATGACGGAAGTCGTTCTCAGGGCCGTGACCAACCCGGCAAACACGACCACGCCGGGCTGGGCTGCCGAATTGGTGCAGCAGGCCAACCTCGACTTTATCGACCGGTTGATGCCGGAGTCGATCTATACGAGGCTGTCCAACCTTGGCGTCCGGTTCTCGTTCGGCGCGAACGCGTCGCTCAAGATTCCGGCCCGCGCCAATACGCCGAAGCTCGCAGGTTCTTGGGTAGGTGAGGGTGCACCGAAGCCGGTTCGCCGCATCGGTCTCACCACTATCACGCTGACGCCCAAGAAGCTGGCAGTGATCTCGACCTTCACTGAAGAACTGGCCATGCATTCGGTCCCGGCGATCGAGGCGGTCATTCGTCAGGCGATGGCCGACGACACGATGGAGTCCATCGACTCCTACCTGCTCGACGATGTCGCTGGATCGGTGGTGCGCCCGGCAGGTCTCCTGAACGGTGTCACCCCGCTAACGCCCGACGCGAACCCCAGCGGTCCGCTGGCCATGATCGCCGACTTCAAGGCGCTCGTGGGAGCGATCACCGCGAATGGCGGTGGCCGCAACATCGCCATCATCATGAACCCGGTCCAGAGCATGGGCGTCAACTGGGCGCAGTCCTCGACGGGCGAGTTCATCTTCAACCAGGCGGAAGCTGCCCAGCGGCTGAACGTCACCTTCCTCGTCTCCAACACGGTGCCTGCGGATACCGTCATCGCGGTCGATGCTGCCGACTTCGCCTCGGCGAACGGCGATACGCCCCGGTTCTCGATCTCCGATCAGGCAACGATCCACGAGGAAGACACGACGCCCGCGCCGCTCGTCACTGGCGGTGCTACGCCAGCAACGGCAAGCCCGATCCGCTCGCTCTGGCAGACTGACACTGTCGGCGTTCGCATGACCCTCTATGTCGAGTGGGCAATGCGTCGCGCCGGGATGATCGCAGCCGTACAGGGCGTCAACTGGTGATCCTTTGAACAACCTTCTTCCGGCCCGGTTTAGCGCCGGGCCGGTTCCTTTGGCAAAGGGAGACCGCCATGACGACACAGCGCATTCAAGCGACCGTTGGCCCCTACGCGGGGCAACATATTGATGTCCCGGCCGATGTCGCAAAAGCAGCGATCCGGGATGGCTGGGCAATCGATCCATACGCTGCGGCGAGCGATGAGCCAGCCAAGGAATATGATCACGAAAAAGCGTTGGAGGCGGCCGTGACGGCAGCTCGGAAGCTTCGCGGCGAGGAAGAACCGGCCAAAAGGACGCGGAAAACCGCCACGCAGGATGAAGGGTCGGAGACCACGACATCTGCGCAGACGCGAACGCTTGAAGCCGACAAGACCGGCGAAGCCTACAAAACCAGATCGGTATCCAAGCCAAAGGACGAGTAAAATCCGATGGCAAGCTGGCTTGACACGTTGCTCAAGCCTTTTCGAGGCGCTTCCAAACAAGAGGGAGCGCCGCGCGAAGGACCGTGGGTAGTTCATTTCCCGGACGGCGCTCTGCCGAACGAATGGGGTAAGCATTGGAACTACTGGCAAATGAACTACGATCCGATACGCGGCAATGGCGGCGTGTCGGCAGTGGTCGAGGCATGTGTTTCAGCTTATGCCCAGACGATAGCCCAGTGTCCCGGTGACCACTGGCGCGCAACCGGAGACGGCGGGCGCGAGCGGGTGACCAATTCGGCGCTGTCGCGGATCCTCAGAGATCCGAACGACTATCAGTCGCGTTCGGATTTCATCCTCAATCTCGTCCGCAACCTTTATATCGACGGCAATAGCTACCACCTGGCCACACGCAATTCGCGTTTCGAGGTGGACGCGCTGCATCCGTTCGATCCAAGGCAATCACAGGCAATCGTCGGCGATGACCAGCAGATTTTCTATGAGCTGGCGGGCAACAACGTCCTTGAGGCCGACGCTGTTTCCGCAGCTGGCTATGATCCGATGGCGGTCTCATTGGGCGGCTACGCTCACATGAACAAGAAGCGGATCGTGCCCGCGCGCGACGTGCTGCATGTCAAGCTTGAAGCCGAACGCGGCAACTGGCTGAAGGGCGTGCCGCCGCTCCGGCACGCTTCCGACGCCATCATGGCGCAACGCCTGATCGGCCAGCAGCTGATCAACTTCTTCGGCAACATGAACCGCCCGCCCGGCGTGATCGAAACCGATCTGAATTTCACCAAGGAGCAAATCACCGAACTGCGCGCGCGGCTGAATGAGACGTGGCGTGGCATCGACAATCTCGACGCGGGACCGCCGATCCTCACCAACGGCATGAAGTTCAAGGGCGTGGCGATGAGCGCCAAGGACTCGGAAGTCGCCCAAGCGCTGAAGCTGACGCAAGACGAAATCTTCATGGTCTATGGCGTCCCGCCAGCAATCCTCGGTCTCGCCGACAAGGGCACGTTTTCCTCGACGGAAGCGCTGATGCAGTTCTGGCTCTCTCGTGGCCTCGGCTATGCGATCAACCACATCGAGGTGGCGTTCGACCAGTTCTTCGGCCTCAAGGGATGGCCTGATGAGTACGTGGAATTTGATACGCGCGCGCTTCTTCGCGTCGCTTACAAGGACCGGATCGAGGCACTGGCGCGAGGCGTGCAAGGTGGTATCTATGCACCGGACGAGGCCCGCAACACTGAGGAACTGCCAGCCGTTCCGGGCGGATATGGCAAAGAACCGCGCGTTCAGCAGCAAGTCGTTCCGCTGTCGGCATGGGCGCAGACAGAGAATGAGCAACCGGTAACGCCAGCGCCGGAAGCTCCGGAAGCCCCGCCTGCGCCGCCGCCGGCGGCCGAAGCTGAGGAAGAAGAAAAGGACGGCGTCCCCGATCAGGTGAAAGACATGTTCGCGCTGGATGCCATCCGTGGCGCGAGAAAAGAGGCGCGTGATGCGGCTTGACCAGGATCACATTCTCAGGGCATGCGGCCTCGCAATAGGTGAAGCCGAAAAGGAGCTGAACGCCCGTATCGATGAAGTCCGCGAGATCGCTGATCAGATCATGGCGCGGGAAGAAGAAACCGGCAGGACCGCCGACGAACTGCGCACGCGCCTTGACGGCCTCATCGAGGAGATCACCGCAGACGTGGTGGAACGTGTTGTCGTGTGCATGGAAAGTGAGCACGACACACAACGTCAAAACTTCCGCGAACTATCACTCGACATCCGCGAGAAACTGGCAGTCGTGACTGCGCTCGAAAGAGGCAAGCAGGGTGAGAAGGGCGAGCGCGGCGATCCGGGCGAAACAGGTCCGGCTGGCGAACGCGGCGAGCAAGGGCCACAAGGCGAGCGCGGCGAACCCGGCGAGCGCGGTGATCCCGGTGAAGCAGGACCACCCGGTCCGCAGGGCGAGCGGGGCTTGCAAGGTGAACCGGGTGAGAAGGGTGAACCCGGTGAGGCTGGTCCAGCTGGCAAGGATGGCGAACCCGGTCCGCAGGGCGAGCAGGGGCCACCCGGCGAAAAAGGTGAAAAAGGTGATCCCGGTGAACAGGGGCCGCAAGGTGAACCCGGCCCGGCTGGGCTGGACGGCGAGCAAGGTCCGCCCGGCGAGCAAGGTCCACAAGGCGAAAAGGGTGAGCGCGGTGAACCCGGTGAACGTGGCGATCCCGGTGAGAAGGGGGAAAAGGGCGATCCCGGTGAACGCGGCGAGCGCGGTGAAAAAGGCGAGCGCGGCGAAACCGGTCCAGCCGGTGAAAGAGGAGAGAGAGGCGAACCAGGACCGCAAGGCGAGCGGGGTGAGCGCGGCGAACGCGGCGATCCCGGACCGCAAGGCGAAACCGGTCCTCGCGGTTTGCGCGGCGAAGCAGGGCCACCCGGCCCAAAGGGCGAACGCGGTGAAAAAGGTGAACGCGGCACCTTCGATCCTCCTCTCGTATGGGAGGAAGGCGGGGCTTACGAGAAAGGCGTGCTTGTTCACTGCGATGGCTCGACATGGGCGGCGCGCTGCCTGACGGCGAAGCGACCGCCGCATGAGGATTGGGCACCAGTCGCTCTCAAGGGTGAGGATACCTACCCCGGCGAAGCGCGTGGCCTCTATGATCCCGATGCCGACTACCGGGCGCGAGACTTCGTAGCGATGGACGGATCGCTTTGGATGGCACGGCGGAACAATCCCGGACCGCTGCCCGGTGATGGCTGGATGCTTGCGGCCAAGGCAGGCAGTCGCGGCAAGCAGGGCGAACGCGGACCGCGCGGCCCGGCAGGGCCAACTGGTCCTGGTATCGAAAAGGTGATCGAGGACATTGATAATTTCGGTATCATCTTCGTATTCGAGGATGGGCGTCGGCAGCCTGTAAGTTTGCGCGGCTTCTTCGACCGTTATCACGAGGAACGCGGTGAATGAACGATCAACCGCTTACCCTTCACCAACGAGCCCTGATCGGATCAGGTAAGAAGGATCAGATTGCCGTCTGGGAAGGCGACAGTCGGTTGAAGGGCAGCGAGACACTTGTTTTCGACGAAGAACAGGAACAGCTCCTGATCGGTGGTGAGCGAATTCCGCTGGTAAAAGACGTGCCGGAGGATGGTGGGGAAACTTACGCCCGCCGTTACGGCGAATGGGTGCCACTTAGCGACGTTACCGGCAGTGGCGGTGGTGGCGGCGGCGGCAGTGGCGACGGCGTTCCCGGTCCGCCAGGCCCTCAAGGTCCGCAGGGGCCGCAAGGGCCGCAGGGATTAACTGGACCGCAGGGCGAGATTGGACCAATTGGGCCGGAAGGGCCACAAGGGCCGATAGGCTTAACCGGTCCAGCCGGGCCGCAGGGTGAACCGGGACCGCAGGGGCCGCAGGGCGAAATCGGGCCGATTGGGCCGGAGGGTCCAGTGGGACCACCGGGACCAGAAGGTGCAGCCGGGCCGCAGGGGCCAGCTGGTCCCGCTGGCGTTGACGGCGTTTCGATGTATTCCGGCGAGGGCGATCCCGTCCAGACCGGAATGGAGTTCGGCGATACATGGCTCAATCGCTTGAATGGCCAACTCTGGCAGTGGAACGGCACGCAGTGGACCGATACCGGCAGAAGCATCATGGGGCCAGAAGGGCCGCAAGGGCCGATAGGTTTAACTGGACCGGCTGGACCGCAGGGTGAGCCGGGGCCGCAAGGCTTGATCGGTCCGCAAGGTCCGGCCGGACCGCAGGGCGAAATTGGGCCAATCGGACCAGCGGGACCGGAAGGGCCACAAGGCTTAACCGGACCACAAGGGCCAGAGGGGCCGCAAGGCCCGGCAGGTGCCGATGGTATTCCGGAAGACGCACCAACTGATGGTAACCCCTATGCGCGGCAAAACGCGGCGTGGATCGTGACGGTCACGAAAGCGACGCACGATGCCGCCGTCGCGTCCCTGCAAACCTCAATCAACGGCAAGACGAGCGAGGCACCGAACGACGGTAAAGCCTATGCGCGCCGCAGCCTTGCATGGGCCGAAACGGTCCTGAAGACCACCTATGACGCTGGGATCGCGAGCAAAATCGGCGACGCTCCCAACGATACAAACATCTATGGGCGTCAGGGCGGGGCATGGGTTACGACTGTCACAAAGGCGACTTACGATGCGGGTATCGCCAGCAAGATCGGTGATGCGCCGAACGACACGAATATCTATGGACGGCAGGGCGCGGCGTGGGTTGCGACCGTAACAAAGGCCACCTACGACGCGGGCATTGCCAGCAAAACCAGCGAAGCGCCAAACGACGGGAAAGCTTACGCCCGTCGAAGCTTGGCATGGGCCGAAACGGTCCTCAAAACAACGTATGACGCCGGGATCGCCAGCAAGATTGGCGACGCTCCCAGCGATGGAAAGATGTATGTCCGACAGAATGGCGCATGGGTGGCAATCGACATTCCGACGACAGTTGACAGCATAGGGGCTTGATCCAATGAGCGATTGGCTGATCATCGGCGTGGACCGGGCGACACTCCCAGCGAATATGCTGTCTATCGCCAAGTCGCATCTGCGCGTGACATTCGACGATGATGACGAGTACATCAGGCTCTGCTTGTCGCGTGCCATCGACCTGTTCGAAAGACACGCCGGATGGTTCGTCTTCACAAGGACCGTCGAATGGACGCCACCCAACGGAAAGGTGTTGCTGCCGACGCCAGTCCAGCCGATTGACGGCATGACGGCATTGGACAGCCTTGGTAGCGACGTCACCGCGCAGTACCGAATCTACGCCAATCATGAGACCTTGCGGTGGTACTTCGAACGGCTCGACAAAGCGGCGATCCCGGCCGGTCTAAAGGTGACGCTGATCGCGGGCTTTGCGAGCATGGCCAACCTTCCGCCATCGGTGACCGATATTACGCTGAGGCTCACCGCATACTTCTATGAGAACCGCGAGAGTATCGCTTCCTACAGCCTAGAGCAGGTGCCGCAATGGATGAACGACCTGCTTCTCGGCAACTGGATACCAAGGGCATGAATTGATGGCGCTTCGAAACCCAAAACCGCAGACGACGGACTACCCCCAACAAAGGGAGAAAGCGCCCGTTGTCGCGATGCGGGAGTCATCGATCGTCTCGCTGGCCAGCCACGGCCTTCTTGACGCGGCGCAGGTTGCCGCAGCGCTTCGCTTCCGCGATCTCTGGGAACGGTTCGTCGATGTGTCACGCCCGGCGATGATGTTCGAACGCGTCGATAACGCGCCAAGAACGTCCGACCGTGTAGCGGCAAGGGATACCGCGAAGAAGGAATTGGCGCGCTACCGGACGGTGGTCGGGGTCCACGGTTTCCAGCTTCTCTCAAAGGTCTGCGGTGACGGATTTCATATCCGCGATCTCTACAAGACGCGCCGCGAGCGTGATACCGCTGTCGATATGCTGAAGATTCACCTGACGGAAATTGCGCTCCTGATCGACAAAGAGCGTTGACTGTGCGCACGTCTGAGTCAACAATACGGTACTCCTGAAAAATAGGTTTCGAGAACGCCCCGGCCGCCAGCCGGGGTTTTCCGTATGAGGATTCGCCATGCCGCAGAAGTTCGGCGCTGGCCAGATGAAGGACTTGGTCGCCTTCTCCTCTCGCGAGATGCTGGACGATGGTTACGGCAATGAAGTTGCCGGTGACTGGATCGAGCGGTTTCGCGAACCGGCCAAGTTCACTCATCTCAGGGGCAGCGAAACCGTCATGGCCGCACGGCTGGACAGTAAGAGCGTCGTCTTGATGCAGGTCTGGGCTTCGGACCAGACTGAACAGGTCACTCCGGACTGGCAGGTCACTGACGTTCGGCGCGGCACGGTCTTCAATATCCGCGAAATCCATCAGGACAGAACCCAAGCGATCTTCGAAATGATGATCGAATCCAACGTTGCAACGTGAGGACAGTGTCATGTGGGTTACCTTCAATCGCGACTTCGACTGGAAGCCGACAGCGCAGGTGACCATCACCTATCGCGCCGGTCGGCAGGAGAACGTGACGCGCGCCGCTGGTGAAGCGGCAATCGCCGCAGGTGCCGCCGAAGAAGCAAAGGCACCGGCCAGAAAGGCGAAGGCAAGCGAAGATGGCGCTGAAAGCTAAGTTCAACGGCCGCAACGATCTCCTGAAGCGGATGGCGCAGATCGAGCCAAACGTCGTCACCGCGATTGCGGGCATGCAGATGAAGGTTGGGCGCGAGCTGGCTGAGAAGATCCAGACCAGAGCGCCGGTCGGTGCTACCGGCAAGTATCGCCAATCCATTCATGCAGCGCGGCTGGCGGATCGACCAGATTCCAAGTTGGTAGGCGGCATTCGGAAGACCACCGATCCAAACGCTGTCGGTATCTTCGCCTTGTGGACTTGGCACTTCATTGAATTCGGCACCCTGCCGCACACGATCCGCGCAAAGAACGCGCCCCGCCTCGTCTTCCGTGGCCGTGACGGGCAGCTGAGATCGGCGATTGAGGTCACTCATCCAGGCTCGCCGGCGCAGCCGCACATCTTCCCGACCTACCGCTCAGAGCGGAAGAATATGGAACGTCGCATCTCGCGCGCTATGAGGGTTGCCGTTCAGAAGGCGCTTAAGAACCAGGGCGTACAGAAAGGGGAGGCGGCTTAATGGCGATCTCTCCTGATCTGGAGTTACAGGGTGTTGTCGTGGACGTGCTGAGAAACGACCCGGAATTGGTCCAGCTCGTCGATAGACGCGCCTATGATCGCGTCCCGGAAAACGTGGTTTTCCCTTACATCTCTTGCGGACCGACCTTCGACGTCGAGGACGATGCCGACTGCATTTTCGGTTCCGACATCAGTTTCCAGCTGGACGTTTGGTCGCGCGCGGTCGGCTTCCCGGAAGCGAAGCGCATTTGCAACGCAGTCCGGAATGCCGTGCATGAGCGCGACATTCAGCTCACCGAAAACGCTCTGGTGATGATCCAGTGTCGTGGCATCCGCGTGCTGCGCGATCCAGACGGCCTCACGAGCCACGGTGTCGTCGATCTCAACGCGTTCATCGAGCGCAGACCATAGTTTGGAGGGCCTAACCTTCCTGCCCGTAACGGCCCTTGGGCAAGGCCTTAAGGAGCGTCGGAGACGCCCCATCCCCGTAACGGCCGACTTACGCGGCGTTCTGAAGGAGCCTCATCCATGGCACAGCCTACCACAGCAAAATTCGGCAAGATGCGAGTCCTGCTCGGTTCCTATCCGGAAGTGGCGGTCAATCTGACAAGCGTGTCGAACGCCAATCCAGCGGTCGCCACGGTCGCCAGCGCCGATATCTCCAAATTCCACAACGGCGACACGGTCGAGATTTCCGGCCTGACGGGTGCCATGGCCGTGGCCAACGGCAGACGGATGGTTTCCAACGTCAACACGACCAACAACACGTTCACCATCGGCGTCGATCTTTCCGCCGCACCGTCAGCGCAGACGACCGGCGTAGCGGGCGTGACTGACCCAAGCGGCACGATCACCTATTCTTCGCCGTGCGGTCTTACCACCAAGAACCTGCAAATCTCCAAGAACCTGCAAGAGATCGATATTCCCGATTGCGACGATCCGGACGCTCCATCGTGGATCGCCCGCGACGTTCAGAACCTGTCGATCACTGTATCCGGCGACGGCGTTGCCGCAGCCGAGTCCGTGCCTGATTGGAACGACGCTGCAATCTCGACCTTCTCAATCCCGCTCAAGGTCGAGATCGAGTTCACCACCGGCATGAAGACGTTCACTGGCGACTTCATCGTCGACCAGCTGACGTTCGGTGCGGAGCAGGGTGGTCGCGTCACGCTCGGCTTCAACGCTCAATCGGACGGCCAGATCGCCGACGTCTGGACCCCGGCGTGAGGTGAGTGATGGCTGAGAACGCAATTCGCAACGCCCGGTTCACGGCCGAATTCGCCGATGGCACCTACGACTTCTGCATGAACTACGGGGCGATCCGGATGTTGCAGGAATCCCGCGACATGGGACCGCTGTTCATCTTCGGGCTTCTGGAGTCCGGCGCGTGGCGGGTTGAGGACATCCGGGAAATCATCCGCTGCGGACTGATCGGTGGCGGCATGGCCCCGGCCAGAGCCGTCAAGCTCGTCCAGATGTACGTCGAGGAACGGCCGCCCATGGAAAACATGGCGCTCGCCAAGCGTGTCCTTGGGGCCGGTCTCATCGGCGCTCCGGAGGAAGGCTTGGGGGAGAGCGAAGCGGCAAGTCCACCAAGCGGGGAGACCGACTCGACGATCTCCCCAACGGTAAATTGAGATTTGCCGCGATTTACGGAACCGGAGCTGTCGTCGGGCTGACGCCTCGCGACGTGGACCGGCTGTCGATGTGGGAATTCATGGCAGCGGTCGAAGGTTGGATCAAGGCGAACTCAAGCGAGGACTCGTCTGGATCGTTGGGATCGAAGGAAGCGGATGAAATCTGGGAATGGATGCAACAGCAGCAACCAGTTCCGCTGACGAGGATGCAGTAGCCCATGGCAACGCCTGAAGAAACCAGACTGGTCCTGCAAATTGAGGCGAATATCAAAAGCCTCGAAAACACCCTCAAGCGTGCTGGCGTTCTGACGAAGCAGACCACCGACAGCATTGAGAAGGGCTTCACTGGCGCTGGCCGCGAGGTCGATCAGCAGATGAACAACATCGGCAGGTCGGTCGAGAAAGGAGCGAAACAAGCGCAACAGGGCGTGCGTAACCTGTCCTTCCAACTGAACGATATCACTCAAGGGCTGCTATCCGGCACCTCACCATTCACGATCATGGTCCAGCAGGCGGGGCAGGTACAGCAGGCGGTCGGCGAGCTGGGCAAGGGTGGCCTCTTGAAAGGCCTCATGAGCGCATTTGGCTCGCTGCTAAGTCCAGCGTCGCTGGCAATCTCCGGTCTCATTCTCGGCTTCGGTTACCTCACGCAGGCGGCAATTGAATACGTCAGCAGCTCGTCAAATGAAGCAGAAAAAGCGGATGAGATGTGGAAGCGGCATTCCGAAGTCATCTCAGGTCTTAAAGAGGCCTACGGCGATGCGATGGATGGGCTGACGGAATTCGGGGAAACGAGCAAGGCGGTCGCCGACGCCAATGCATTGGCCCAGCGGGATGCATATCAAAAGCTGAGAGAAGGGTTCCGCACCCAGGTCTTCGAAACGTCAATGGAGTTCGATCCGAACGCCAGCCGGGCGGCTCTGGCGAAGGTCCAAGAACTTACCCAGAAGATGAGGGCCGCCGTCGAAGCTAACGATTCCGCCGCCATCAAGGCGATACGCGAGGAATGGGATGGCCTGAAAACGGCGGCCGGTCAAGCCGCCATCGGCGTCGCAAGAATAGCCGAAGAGTTCAGCGCCCTGTCGCCCGAACTGCAGGCGATGGTCGAGCAAGCCGACAAGGGCGCGGTAAGCTTCGTGGAACTCGACGAGGCGCTGGCGAAGGCCTTCCTCACGGCCGGTCCGGACGTCCGTGACGTCATCGGGAACATGCGCACGCTGATCGCCGAGATCGTCAAGAACGAGAAAGCGACGAACCAATTAACAAAGGGACTTGATGGTTCGGCCGAAAAGGCGAAGCGGGCGGAAGACGCGCAGAAGGAATACAACAAGGCTGTCGAGGCGATAGAGAAGATCGGCAAGCCAGCGCTGGACAAGGTGCAGCAAGTGCTGGAACAGCACAGGCTCGCGCTGGCGAACGCCAACGGCCAGGCGGAAATCTATGCCGCCAACCTCGCCAAAGCCAACGCGCTGCAAGAGATCGGCACACAGGCGGCAATGGATTTCGCCAACCTCGCGGTCGGCGGTCTTGATGACTACGCGAAAATCGTCTCCAAGCTTGAATCTGGCGGCAGACCAAACGCGCAGAATCCGAACTCATCGGCAAGCGGCCTCTTTCAGTTCATCAACAAGACCTTTGAGGGGTTGATCCCGTATCTGAAATCGCTGCCTCAATTCGCAGGGCTGACGACAGAGCAGATCAGGGCGCAAAAGAACAACGTCGCCGTTCAGAAAGCGGCCTTCGACGAGTTCACTCGCCAGAACGACGCCATCCTCACCAAGCATGGCGTCGCCCTCAACAATGTATCGCGCTACATGGCGCATGTGCTTGGACCAGGGGGTGCGACAAAACTCCTGTCGGCCAATCCCAACGCGCGTGCGGCCGATGTCCTCGGCGGGCGCGTAGCGGAACTCAATCCGACTTTGATCGGCGGTCGCACCGTCGCTGAAACGATTGCTGCTTTTCAGCAGAAGGTCTCTGGCGCAGCGGCCACTGTAGGCGCGTCCGACATCGCCGAAGAGAACTCGGCGCTCCGGGAACAAGCGACCATTCGCGGCGAGATCAACGCCGGGATCGATCAGAAGGTCGCCAAGGAAGAAGCAGCTCTGAAGTTCGCCGAACTCAGCCGCGAAGCGACGAAGAAGGCGGCGGAAGAAGGGCGGACGCTGACAGCTGCCGAGACTGCCGAACTCAAGAGACAGGCTGACGAATACGGCCGCATCAAGGGGATGCAGGAGGCGTCTAAACAGGCGGAAAGTTTCGAGGCGCGCATTCAATCTCTGCGCGAGGAAAGCGCGCTGCTGTCGCAACAAGTAGTGCAGCTCGGTGCGTCAAGCGTCGCCATCGATCAAAACAAGGTGTCTCAAGAAGCCGCCAATGAAGCTCTGAGGATCGAGCAGCAACTGCGCACTCAGGGGGCGACCGTCACCACCGCGCAAAGCCAGGCCATTCTGCAACAGACGACAGCAATTGCCACTGCGAAGGCTCAAATGGACGCCTTCCAGCGATCCCAGAAGCAGCTGTCGGCTGAACAAGAGCGGTACAATCAACAGATCATCCAGACGGCGCAGACAGCGGTCTCCGGCTTCGTCAATGATTTGCGCAATGGCGTTTCGGCGGGTGATGCCTTCAGGAACATGCTGGATCGCGTCATCGACGGCCTGATCAACATGGCGATCGAGGCGCTGTTCGCCAAGAACGCGCTTGGCGGCGTCTTGGGCGGGATGTTCGGCGGCGGCGGGATTATTCCCGGCCTTCCATTCCCGGCAGCTCCGACCATGCACGGCGGCGGCATCGTTGGACCGGCATGGAGCGGACCGAGGCGGCGCGTGTCACCAGCGCTGTTTGCCAACGCGCCGCGTCTGCACAACGGCCTCCTGCCGAATGAGTATCCGGCGATCCTACAGGCTGGCGAGGCAGTCATCCCGCGCAACATGGTCGGCAAGACTGGCGGCGCTTACATCGACAATTCATCCACCTCGCTCGGCAACATTTCCATCGACATGTCGCGCTCCGGATCGGTCGCCGCCGACAACGACAGCGCGCGGCAATTCGGTGCCAACATTCAGAAGCTGATCCAAGCCGAAATAGTCCGCGAGTCGCGGCCGGGCGGTTTATTGCGGAGGGTTCCTGCGTAATGGCCTTCGACGGAACAGTCACTTGCTGGATCCCGGACATCCCGACCATCGGTCGGCAGCAAGACGTGCGACTGCGCGTCGCCAGCTTCGGTGATGGCTACGCCCAGCGGACGCTCGATGGCATCAACGCCGTCGACATGAAGTGGACGCTCACTTGGGAAAACCGGCCGAAGGACGTGGTCGAGGCGATGGTCGCCTACCTGATCGCGCGCAAAGGCAGCTCCTTCCTATTCAAGGAGCAGCCGACCGGCAACCTGCACCAGGTCTGGTGCGACAAATGGAAGGTCGACTGGACTTACAAGCGCAACAAACGGGTGGGGTGGGTGAAGGTGCCTGAGTTCTGGGGCACGCTTTCCGCCGAGTTCGTCAAAGCCTACGGGGTGACCGCATGAGCACCGTCCGTTCAGACGTCACTCAGTTGGGCGCACTCGAAATGGTGGAGATGTTCGTCTGGGATGCGACCGCCATCGGCGGCGGCATCTTGCGCTGGCATCCGGGAACGACCGTCACGAATGGCGCGATCATTTGGCAGGGCCAGACCTACGATCCGCTGCCAATCGAGGCGACCGGGTTTGAGGTTTCGGTAGCCGACAAATTGCCGCGCCCGACGCTGCGAGCCGCCAACATCGGCGGGGAGCTTGGGAACTATCTCCGCTCGATCGCCGATGGCCTTAACGCCAAGGTGACGCGCAAGCGCACACTCGGCAAATACCTCGACGCGGCGAACTTCCCGAACGGCAATCCTTACGCCAATTCTGCAACGTCATTTCCCGATGAAATCTATTACGTGGCCCGAAAGGCGAATGAAAACCCGGTTTTCGTCGAGATCGAGCTTGCGGTGAAGTTCGACGTGCAGGGCGTCCATCTGCCGCGCCGTCAGGTCATCGCCGGAGTGTGCCAGTGGGTTTATCGATCCGCCGAATGCTCCTATGCCGGTCCGCCAGTTCAGGACATCGACGGCAACGCGACGACCGACCCTGCCAAGGATCAATGCCGTAAGACAATTTCCGCCTGTGAGGCGCGTTTCGGCAAGGGAATACTGCGCACGTCAGCATTCCCCGCAAGCCTGTTGGTGCGCCAATGACGTGGGCGGCGAACGACACGATCATCGAAGCAGCTCTCGCGCATGCGGAAGAGTGCCAGCCGCTTGAGTCGTGCGGGGTGGTGGCTGACGGCGAGTTCTTCCCCATCACCAACCGGGCGACGGATTACGACACCTTCGTCATGGACATGAAGGAATATCTCGCGCTGGCGAAGGAGCATGTAATCGAGGCTATCGTTCATAGCCACGTTTACGGTCCGCCAATCGCGTCGGATGCGGATCGAGCAATGTGCGAGTCCACCGGCAAGCCGTGGCTCATCGTCTCTTGGCCGCTCGGCAATTATGCGGTGATCGAGCCTAGCGGCTGGCGCGCACCTCTCATCGGCCGCAAATGGGCATGGGGAACGCATGACTGCTTCGGGCTGATCCGGGACGGGCTGAAGGATTACGCCGGTCTGGATCTGCCGGACTTTGATCGTCGCTGGCTCTGGTGGGAGCGCGGCGAGGACATCATCACGCAACAGTTCAAGGATGCCGGGTTCGTCGAGGTCAATGACGAGTGGCGGCATTGCGACGTGATCGGCATGCGTATCTGGCCGTCGAAGGTCGTCAACCACCTTGGCCTTTTCCTGCATCCAGATGTGATGCTCCACCAGATGCTTGGGCGGCTTTCCGTCCGCGAAGTCTATGGCGGCGTCTATCAACAGGCGACGGTTCTGCATTTGCGCCACGAAACGCTGCTGGATGCACCGCCGCCGCTTCCCAAGGACTATCAGGTATGGGGGCGAGCCTATGAGGAATAACCTCGTCACCGTTCGTCTGCATGGTCCTCTCGCCAGCCAATACGGCGCGGAGCATCACTTTGCGATCTCATCCCCGCGTGAGGCCATAGAAGCGCTCGACGCCAATTTTCCCGGCTTCCGGCGCGACTTCCTTGCTGTCGGTCATTACGCGCTTCTGGTCGATGGTGACTGGCGAGACGAGACCAACTGCCCGGACGTGGCGAATTTTCCGGTCTCTCGCGAAATGGATATCTGCCCGATCATCGAAGGCCGGATTTTCGCGCCGATCCTGTCGTTGACGACGGCGCTGGTCGGGGCTGGCGTTACCGCAAACGTCCTCGCCGGGGTGATCACGCTCGGCCTCCTGGTCGGCGCGTCACTGCTTCTCTCGCCGAAACCGAAAAAGCCGACCGGCGCGGATAGCAACAAGAACGAAAATTACATCTTCAGCGGACCGGAGAATGTCACCGAACAGGGGGTTCCTGTCCCTCTCGTTTACGGCCGCTGCTTCGTTGGCTCAGTCGTGGTTTCGGCCGGGCTTGAGGTCTCCGAAAACCTCGGCACGACCAGCGGCAACAATTGGGTTTGGAACCGTCCAGCATAGGAGGAATGAGCATGGCTACGCGTAAAGCAAAATCACAGGCTACCGATCCGGCTGTACCAGCCACTCCGGCTACGCCTGCCACCCCGGCCACTCCCGGCACTCCGACGCCGACTCCAGCGCCGACGCCTACTCCGACTCCAACCCCGGAGCCGTCGCAACCAGCGCCGACGCCAGAGCCTACTCCTGCACCAGCGCCGGAACCGGCAGCACCGACTCCAACGCCAACCCCCGCAGCGGAGCCAAGCGAGATCGGCACATCCGATCAGACCGCATCGGAGCAGACGACGTCGGATGAGATCACTCAAAGCATCCAGGCGCTGCGGCAGGAGCCGCCGCCGCCGTTACCCGATCCTGAAACCTACTATCCGCCTGGTCGGTCCAAGCGGCGTTGGATTCCGGAGAATGCCTAATGAACATGCGTTCCCAGTTCCCGGCGATCATTGCGGGTAGTGGTGGTGGCGGTAAACGCGGTCGCGGTGGCGGCGGCGGAACCGAAGCCCCGAACTCGCTGAAGTCGAGACAGACCGCTCGCATCATCGACCTTTTGAGCGAGGGGCCTATCGTCGGCCCGGTCGATGGTGCGAAGTCGGTTTATTTCGACGGCGTGCCGGTTGAGAACGCTGACGGAACGTCTAACTTTTCGAACTGGACAATCGCCGGGAACTCTGGTTGGCCGGACCAACCGCTACTGTCGGGCTTTGCCGCGCAACAGGCGGAAACCGCCGTAAACCTGCAAGTCAAGACTACGACCCCGATCACCCGCACGATCATAAACGGGGATATTGATCGCTGTCGCGTCACGGTCTCTGTTCCGGCACTTCAGAGGCAGGAAGACGACGGCGACATCAGAGGCACCAGCCTGATCTTCGAAATATATTTGCAGTCGAATGGCGGCGGCTATCAGCTGGTCACCCGGCATGAGATCAGCGGCAAGACGAACACCCGCTACCAGCGATCCCTGACATTCGACCTGATCGGGAATCCGCCGTGGGATATCCAGATCAGGCGCATCACCGCCGACTCGACGCAACTGAAACTGCAAAACGATCTCTATTGGGATTCCTTCACGTCGATCATCGATTCGAAGGTGAACTACACGCTGTCTGCCGTGATGGGCGTGACCATCGACGCGGAGCAATTTCAGTCGATCCCGAAGCGCACCTACGACATCAAGGGCCTCTTGGTGCAGGTGCCATCGAACTACGACCCGGAGACGCGGAAGTATACAGGCACATGGACCGGGACATTCAAGCAGGCATGGACCAACAATCCGGCGTGGGTTTTCTATGATCTTGTGACGCAAAGTCGCTACGGCCTCGGCGATTTCGTCAAGGCTACCGATATCGACAAATGGACGCTCTACAAGATCGCCCAGTGGTGCGATGGGCTGGTGCCTAACGGGCAAGGAGGAACCGAGCCGCGCTTCACCTGTAACGCGGTGATCAGCTCCCAACAGGAAGCGTTCGATCTTCTTGCCTCTATGGCCTCTGTCTTCCGGGGTGCCACCTACTGGTCTGGCGGGCAGATGGTCGCCATCGCCGACATGCCGTCCGATCCCGTCGCGCTCTATACCAACGCCAACGTCATCGACGGCGCATTCAACTATCACGGTGGCGACGTTCGCGCCCGTCATAACATGTACACCGTCTACTGGAACGACCCGGAAAATCTGGGCGAGCGGCGGCCAGCCCTCGTCGAGGATGTCACGTCGATTTCCAAATACGGTCTGCTGCGCGAGGAAATCGACGCCATCGGCTGCACGTCTGAAGCTCAGGCTATCCGTGTCGGCAAATGGGCGATGTACACCGACAACTATGAAGCCGAGACGGTCGATTTCGTGGCCGGGCTTGAGGCGGCATGGGCGCGGCCGGGCGACATCGTCAAAGTGGCGGATGTCAATATCGGCGGCGAGCGCCGGGGCGGCAGGCTTGTCGCGGCGACGAAGACGCAGCTGACGCTCGATGCGCCGATCACCATCGTATCCGGACGCGTCTATTACGCTTCATGCGTGCTGCCTGACGGGACGGTGGCGACATCGCAGGTAACCGCCTCGGCCGGATCGCGGACAGTGCTTGGCGTCTCCTTTACGACGGCACCATTGCCCGACACAATTTACGTGATTGCATCGAGCGATCTTAATCCGACGCTCTGGCGCGTCATGACCGCCCGGCAACGCGAAAGTGACCGCTACGAAATGACGGCGGTTCGGCATCTGCCGGAAAAGTGGGCATACGTCGAAAAGAACGTTCCCCTCCCGAAGGTCGACATCTCCAATATCGGCGGCGTGCCGGGCATCTCCGGCCTCAATGCGAAAGACTATCTTGTCGCTCTGTCGCCCATATCCATCGGCGTTCGCATGCTGGTTTCGTGGCAATCGGCCGCGCCAGCGTTCGAGATCGCCTGGCGGCCGAAGGACGGCAACTGGATCAGGACGCGCGTCGACCAGACGGCACACGATATCGAGGTTCAGGAGGGCGACTACGATATATGGGTGACGCCGATCAGCATGCTCGGTCGGCGCGGCGCTACGACAAAGATCAAGTACACCGTCATTGGGCGCACCGCACCACCTGCCGACGTCGCCAATTTCCGCATTCAGGTCAAAGGCGACATCGCGCTTTTCCAGTGGGCACCGTCTGCCGAACTCGATGTCATGATTGGCGGTGCTTACGAAATTCGCCACTCGTCGCGCACCAGCGGCGTGACGTGGGTGAACGCGAACAAGGTTCTCACCTCAATCCCCGGCACGGCGACGACGGCGGAATTGCCCTATCGTCCGGGGACGTATCTCATCAAAGCCATCGACATCAGCGGCATCTTTTCCGCCAATGCCAGCACAGTCGTAACGAATCTTACGACGCAGCGGATCAAGCAATACATCCGCATCAGCGAAAGCCCGACATGGGCTGGCAGCAAATCCAACGTCTCAATCCGCCTACCGCAGGAATGGATTGTCATTACCGACGAGAACGTGGGAACCGGCATCTATACGTTCAGCAACAGGATCGACATGGGCGGCGTTTTTCCGGTCATCCTTTCCGTCGATATGCTGGCCTTCCCGTTTTACGAGTCCGACGTCTTCATCGACCAGCGCAACGGTCTGGTGGACAATTATCAGAGCTTCGACAGCACATTTGACGACGGCGATGGGATGGTTTCGATCCGCGTTCGCCAGACCGATAACGATCCGGCGTCGGGGACAGCGGTATGGTCCCCATGGGCGCAGTTCATATCCGGCGAGTACATCGGGCGCGGCTTCCAGTTTCAGGCGTGGCTGGACGCGCCGGACGGGCAGAACGTCGCCGTCGAGGAATTGTCGATCATCGCCGACGTCTCTTCGAAGATGGAGCAGGGTGCCGACGTCGCTTGGACGCAAGCCAAGATGCGCGTCAACTTCACTGTGAAATTCTCCTACACGCCGTCGATATCCGTAGCGATTCAGAATGGCGTCGCTGGCGACACATTCCGCATCACCAACAAGTCAAGAACCGGCTTCGACCTAGAACTTTTGAACGGGGGTGCGCTTATCGCTGCCGCGCGCACCTTCGACTGGTCGGCGCACGGTTATTAAGGAGGACGCGCCATGGCGCAACACGATCAGGTTATTGATAACGGTCCCGGCCTTGCGGTGCGCACCGACATCAACGCAGCGCTCGCGGCGCTATTCTCCTCGAATTCCGGCACGGTCGAGCCGACCGTCAAGGTTGCCGGGCAGCTCTGGTTCAACACCTCCACCGGCCGGATGCAGGTGCGCAACTCGGCCAACACTGCATGGGAAGCGGTTTCTAGGTACATGGGCGGCACTGTCACACTCGACAGTGCAGTGGTTTTCAATGGCACGTCGACAGCCGTCGCCAATGCCCTCGTTGCCGTACAGGATGCGCGCGTCACGACGGGTGCGGAAGGCAATTCGGTCTTTGCCGTCAACCGGCAGAACAGCACGACGCCAGCGCTCATGTTCGGCAACGACGCCAACAGCGCCGGGCTGATCGGCGCAAACAACGCCACGCTTCGCCTCGGCAAATGGGTGAGCGGCGTTTTCACGTCATACCTGAACATCTCGACCGCTGGCGTTGTCACGGTCGACGGGACACTGAACATCTCCGAAGGCGGGCAGACAGTCATCATCGGCACCAACACAACGGCCGGGATTGAGGTCCAAGCGGCTGCGCCAAGTATCAAGCTCACCGATACGACGGCGAGCGCCTATGACTTTTGGATGCACGTCGATGGACAAAATTTCTATGTGCTGGTCGACCGTACCGGCGACGGCGCATACGAAGCGCCGTATCCATTGCAGCTCGAAGGGGATACCAACAAAGCCCTTACGTTCGGCAACGAGATTTGGCACGCGGGCAATCAGCCGGTTGATGCCCTCGCAGGGACGGCCAACACGCTCGCCAAGCGTGATTCCAGTGGTGACATAGCGGCCCGCCTGTTCCGGTCGGAATACGACACGACGAACGCCACCATCGGCTTCATCATGACGCAGATCGACACGGTATCGAATAACTACCTTCGCCCGTCGACTCCGTCGCAGCTTGCAGCTGCTCTGTCCGGTCTCGTGAATGCGGGAACGCTCGACGGCATCAACAGCACCGGCTTTGCGCAGGTATCAACGACGACGGTCGACACCACTACGAGTTTCCCAGTCGGCCATACGGTCCTGATTGACGATGCTTCGGTCAATAGGAATGCCACCGCCGTCGTTCGGTTAGCCACCGGAACAACACTGTACACCCTGTCAGGAACCGGCACGGCGCTTGCGGGGACGTGGCGAGCGCGCGGGGTAGCGACGGTGAGCGGTGCCAGTTTCACACTTGCTGAAAGGGTAGCCTGATGGAACCACAACTGAATTCCGTATCGGCAGTCTACACCACCAACGAGGCAGACGTTTTCCTCGTTGATTGCAACATCACCGACACTACCGGGGCGACCCATGACACCCGGTTTGTTTCGCGCCCGGACGATCCTTATGGGATCTCGCCGCTCATTCGGCAATGGCTCGCAGACAATCCAGACTTCCCGCGCCAGCCCTACGTTCCACCGACAGCCAGCCTTAACGAGCAAATCACCACCGCGCCGGCCGACCTGACAGGCGGGCCATCCCTTGCCGATATTTTCGGCTCAACAAACCAGCTTTTCCCCACGCAATAAGGAGATACCGACCGATGGCGACCAAAGACATCATCACTGCCGCGTCCAATCCCACCTTCTACACCCGCGTCGCGTTCATTGCGCTTAAGGCTGCGCAGAACGTCGCGACAGAAGCGGACACTACCCCGAACCACGCCAACAGGATGGCCTATGCGGGTCGCGTCATGACTGGCGAGGACAAGGCGATTCTGCTCGCACTTCACATCGCGGCATCAAACCCGACGATTGCCGCGACACTCGAAAGTGGTGGCGGCGACGCAGTTCCGGACGGCGATATCGAATACGCCATGGGCCAGATTTGGGATGCCAGATCGAACGCCTATGCCGCCGCAGGAGGGGCCTAACCTACTATGAGGTAACGTCGTGGCTACCACACGATCCACACGCTTCAAGACATGTCTCGCGCGGGTGCTCGTCCATGAGGGCGGATACAGCAACCATCCGCTCGATCCGGGCGGGGCCACCAACCAGGGCGTGACGCAGCGCGTTTACGATGCCTATCGACGCCGTAAGAAACTGCCGACGCGTTCAGTCAAGCAGATGACGGCGCACGAGCGCGACGAAATTTATCGCGAGCAATATTGGGTTACGATACAGGGCGACAAGCTCCCCAAAGGCGTCGATTACGCGGTCTTTGACGGGGCCGTAAACAGTGGTCCAAGACAGTCGATCAAGTGGCTACAGCGGGCGCTTGGCTCGACCTATCACGGCAAGATCGATGGCGTAATCGGGGTTGGCACTCTTGCCGCGATTGACGCTACGGAAAATCACGCGGCATTGGTCGACCGAATGTGCGACCGTCGCATGTCATTTCTGAAGGCGCTCAAGCCATGGCCGACGTTCGCTGGCGGCTGGACAAGACGAGTCGAGAGCGTCCGCAAGATCGGAAAGGCAGAAGCCGAAGGCAGCAAGCAAGTCGCGCAGGTCGCCTTCATCGCGGGGGGCGAGAACAAGGCGCAGATCGAAGACGCTCAGCAGCCGCCATCGCCAGCACCCGCCGATGCGGCGACAGGCGGCGGCATTGGTGCCGGAGGTATAGCTGGCACCCTGCAAACCTTGCAGGAACAACTCACGCCATTCAGTTCGGCCGGGGACTGGATCACGACGACAGTTGCCGTGCTCGCCATCGGCGGTGCCATGCTCGCTGCTGGCGGGATCGCTTATCGCTGGTATGCCAAGCGCAAGAAGGAGCGCCTGGTCGATGCGCTCAATCTGAATGAGGAGGCTCTGGCGTGATCGCTCTGTTGACCGGCAGATGGGGCGCTGTCGCCGGGGTACTTATCGCCGCCGTGCTGTTGTTCGGCGCTGGCTATCTGAAGGGCCGTAGCGATCTGCGGACAGAGCAATTGAAGGACACGATAGCCGCTATCGAAAAAAGGGAGCGGATCGATGACAGGATTCAAGGTTTGGATGGCATTGCTCTTTGCAATGAGCTTCTTGGTGGCGGGGTGCACGACGAATGCCAGCAATTGCGCGGGGTGGAGGAAGATTCCCGTAGTCCCCGGAGGAGCCGTCAAGTTGGCAAGTGATCCGGAATTGACGCCCACAGGGAAGGGCGTCGCCGCACACAATGCGTTCGGCCGGGCGCAGAAGTGCTGGAAGTAGGAGGTGCCGATGAGGTTCCCCGCATATCTCGCGACCGTGTGGTATTGGTTCGCTCAGGCGGCAGGCGTTGCGCTTATTGCCGGGGCGATCTCGTTCGGCGTGCTCTATAACTTCGCGGTCGAGGGGCCGGTCGTCCAGGTCACCGAAGGGCCAAGCGACATTTCCCAGAGCGTTCCTTACAGGGGTGCCCTCCATTATCGGATGTCCACGCGGCGGAATGCCTCCTGTCCCGGCACAATCATTTCCAGCTTCACCTATCAAGGGGGAGGGCCGCCAGTAACAGTGGTGCTCAGTCGCCCCATCATGTCGACCGAGATCAAGCGAACCGACGATGCCACAATCTATATTCAGCTGCCGGAAAGCGTTTATCCCGGTCGGTGGCTTTATCGCTCAGTCGTCGATAGCTCGTGCCCGACGCACTCGCAACAGGACGTGCTCGTTCAGTTCCCATTCGAGGTAGTGCGCAATGTGGAATAACATTCTGAATTTTTTCGGCGCGGAGCGCTATAGCCAGCATGCGATCTGCCTCACCAACGATCCGCTGATGATCTTCCTTTACGTGCTCGCCGATCTCTCGACGTTCGCCGCATACTTCGCCATCGGCATATCACTGATTTTCATCAAGCAAGTGCCGCGCACCCGCATCAGGCCTTCGATGCGCCTCCTGTTCGGCGCATTCATTTTTCTATGCGGGCTTTCGCACCTGACATCGGTCGTCACTCTGTTTACCGGCGTGTACCGTCTGGACATCCTGATCCGCGCGGCAATGGCTGCCGTCTCTGTCATAACGGCGGGCATGGTCATCAACGACTATCTTGCGGATCGCAGACTGCAAAGGACCGGATAAATGGATATGTCGGCCTTCGTCACCGTCACCGCAACGTTCGTAGTTGCCATCAGCTGCGGAATCATCACTTACCGGATTTCGATCCGGCAAGCGAAAGAGGAAATAGCGACCGCCTTTCAAGAACACATCGAACGAATGCATAACGAGCATCAGAAATTCGTCGAGACGGTCGAGCCGAAGGAATGAGATGTGGATTTCGACCTTGCTCCGTTGCTCACGTTTGGCGGCGCTGTCGTGACCGCAATCGTCACCGTCTTCGGAACGGTCTATGTCGCGCGGTCGCGAACGCGCGTCGATCTCGGTTCTTCCATAACGACTGGCTTCCGAGAGTTGACCGACCAGTTGCAGGAGGAGCGCGGCGAACTGAACGCTATCATCCAGCGCCAGCGTGACGAACTGGTGATCGCAGAGAAGCTGGCGATGCGACAGGAAAACACAATCCGCCATCTGCGCCGCAGGATCGCGCTTCTTGAAGGCAAGAGGGTTCCGCCAAGCGGACAGTGAACCATGCACCAGAGCGAAGCCATCGTGATTCTCGTGCTCGCCGCATTGTTGGTCGGCAGCATCATGATCGCTGGCATCCTCTGAAATTAACGGCCGTCGAGATGACGCCCACTCCCCATGGAAGGACTCGCTATGACCCGTCTATCCACGCCAGACATCGACTATCTGATCGGCTTCAATTCGCGGTGGCTGGACTTCTTGACTGCGGAGAAAGCATCCACATCGATCAAGGTGACTATTGCGGATGCCATCGTCTTACCGAACGCGCTGGAAGCGCGCCTGAAGCTTTCGCTTAGCGGCAGTCCCCGTAATACCGTCATCGGCTCGTGGCTGACGCGCAATGGCGTCGGCACCAATGAGGGCACCAACTACCTTCGGGCGTCTGGCAAGTTCATCTTTCATCCGGGCGAGGCCACAGAGCAGGACATCGTCATCCAGCTCAAGGGAAACAATGCACCCGGCAAAACTATCGAGGTAGTCCTGAGTTCGACGATCGCCGGGGCTTCGGTGGCGAGGCAGATCGGCAAGATCACCTTTAGCGATACCGTTCCGTCAGGCGTCAAATCCGGGTTTGCCGTCGCCTACGAGACAAACTTCATCGACGGATTTCAGGCGACCGATACCGGGTTAGCGCCAGACGGTTCGCCTTGCTGGCAATCACGGCCAGCCCACGGCCGGACGCAGCCTGGCAATAAGGAGCTGGGGCTTTATGTGGATCCGGCCTTATATCCGGCAACCGATCCAATCCCCATTGTCAGTGGCAAGCGAATTCTCCGCTCCGAACACTTCCCGGACGGCGTTCTGGATGCAGCCGGAAAGACGACGCTCTGCCCATGGCGGCCGGTTGTCGAGCCGACGACCAAGGAGGTGATCGGATATGAGCCGTTCAAGCACACCGCGTCGATGATCACATCCCGGAAGCTGCGCACCGTTACGGTCGGCGACCGGGTGGAAGCCCGGTTTGCCATGCCGGTTCTTGGCGAGCGCGCCGCATGGCCCGCGTTCTGGCTAATGCCGATGCCGCCTTTTAACTGGCCACCGGAAATCGACATGATGGAATGGCCGATCAACTCCGGTCATAACGCTTGGACCTTCTATACGACGCAGCACTGGTCGAGCGCGGCTGGCAGCCATCAGCAGTTGGGTTATCCCATCGACATCCGTGCGCTCGGAATCACCGAAGACCTGACGGCCTTTCACACCTTCGGGATCGAGCTAGGCGCGCAGCGTCTGGTCTTTGACATCGACGGCAAGAAGACGGTGGAGATGGAGAACCGCGCACCGACCGCCTCATGGTATGTGCTGTTGAACATGGCGCTGGGCGGCAGTTGGCCGGGCGATCCGACGACCGACACGACGTTCCCCTGCGACATGGCCCTCGATTGGATACGGTTCTACAAACCGACGTAGCGGGGCACTGGCGCGCGTTGTTACCTATCTGGTATCATCGTGCCCGCAATGGCGGAAAACGAAGCAGACGCCAGAGGTGACAGGGAATGAAGCAGGATTTTTCGACAAAGGCAGAGTTCAAGGTTAGGCCACCGCGCAATTTTCGTTACGCGCCGCAGGAAGACATCACGGCCTATGAGACTGCCCTGTTGATGGAATTCGTTGCCACGGCGATTTTGCAAGGCAATCTGGAAGACGCCTATGAGCGCCTACCAGAGAAGGCAAGGCGGCATCTTGAGATTATGGAATAGTCGGCAGAGTGCTGAATGCCCAGTCGCCGTGGTGGCGGTTGGGATCGACATTCAGCCACCCGGTATCTGCCCGGCTAGGAGGCGCGGTTTTCTGTCGCCGCGCCTCCATCAAGGAGGTAGCCATGCTCACCGTCTCTGGACTGATATCGCTTGCCGTCACTTTGCTGGTGATCGGCGTTGTCGTCTGGCTGATCAACTATGCGGTTGACCATCTCCCGGTTGCCGATCCTATCGGGCGGGTGATCAAGGTCGTCGCCATGGTGATCGGCGTCCTGATCGCCGTCGTGGTGCTGCTTCAGTTCGCCGGTCTGGTCGCTCCGGGAGTCGTGGTCGGATCGTAAGCGATCACCTGTCGGCCAGCACCGAGATGATCTCATCGAACCGGTGCTGCTCGACCTTCACGTTCGATTCCCGCTCATGCCATTCGCCGTCGCCAGTGAGCGCGGGCGGGAACAGGATGATGGCCGATTGTTCGGTCCCGGTGCGGATGAGCGCAGCGCAGCCTTCTTTCTCGCTGCGGCTGTTGATCAGGGCGCGCAACGCTGGATCGCGGTGAGCGTCTGGATACTTCGGATCGAGCCAGACTTGAATGACCGGCACCTGTGTCGGTCGTTCCGGGCTGTAGTCGTCCTGAATGCTGATGTAGTCCGGCATGATGTCGATCACGTAATGCACGCGATCCGGCCGCGATAGACCACCAGCGTCATCCCATGCGAGCCAGCCGCAGGACCAAAACTGGCAACTCAACGGCCGCTTGGAATAGATCGCGCAGCCTTTGTGCGACCGCTGATGCTGGCATTTCGTGTTCGCCATCTTGCCGAATTCAGGCACCGGCAGCAGCTTGCAACAGAGGGTGCATTCACCGCAGGATCGCTTCATCACGCGTTACCATCCATGTCGTTCACGACGTTGAATTTGAGATAGACGACGTTGTCCTCGCCAGTGACGATCCGCTTAACGGCGTTCTCCCACTTCAGCAACGCCTCATATTTCTCATCGAAATACTGATAGCGGTTGTACACGGCGGCGACGCCTTTGATGTTGCCGGACTTGTGATTGATCACCGCCTCGATGACGTGCGGATCGACCTTGAGCGCGGCCATGCCGGTCGCGGCCGTCCGGCGAAGATCGTGGAACGTCCAGTGTGCGAGCGGCGGAACCTTCGACGGGTTCTCACCGCGCGCCTTGGCTTCTTCGCGCTGGACAGCACGGATCAGATCGTCGAGCCGGTCCTTCGCATGGCTATAGCCGGTGACGGCGCGCTTGCCGGTGTAGGTGAAGATGAAGTCCTTATCGCCGATGATCTTCGGCTGGGCGCTGAACAGGTCGTCGAGCATCGGGGTGAGGGGGACGATGTGATCGGACTTCTTGTTCTTCGTCCGCTCTTTCGGGATCGTCCACATTGGCGTGTTGCTGCCGAATTCGCGAGCGCCGCCCAATTCATTCCGGCTGATCGCGCCCACTTCTTGCTGGCGCTGCGCCGACAGGATGAGCGCTTGGACGATAGGACCGAAGGGATAACCCATGCGCTCTGCGCCAAGCCATACCAATCGGAGTTCATCGTGATCGAGGACGCGGTCGCGGCTTTCCTCGTCCACTGGTGCCTTCAGCCGGTTCATCGGGGAGTGCTCGATGTACTCGCGGTCGACGCACCAGTTGAAGAATTTGCGCAGGAAGCCGTGGATGCGGTTGGCCATGACCGGCGCGCGTTCGGCGATCTCATCCAGCATGTCGATGATGTCGCGGCGCTTGATCGACTGAACGACACGTCCTTTCCAGCGCGGCTCGATCTCGCGGTGGAAGACGTTGCGGCGGCGAGAGGCGGTGCCCGCCGAATTCTTCTTCTCGACGTGCAGGGTTAGGAACTTCTCGAATACGACTTCTAGGAGATTGTTGTCCTTCTGGATCACGATGTCGGCAAGCGGGTTGCCGCCCATTTCCCGGCACTCGGAAATCGTCTTCGCCTGTTCGCGGGCTTTGCCAAGCGAGACTTCCGGGTAGGAACCGATGGTCTGCTTGATGTTGCGATCCCCGAACTTGTAGCGCATGGCCCAAGACTTTTTGCCGGAGGGCTGCACGACCAGATAGAGGCCGGAGACGAAGCCGTCAGGTATCTCCTGACGCTTGTCGGTCGATGTCGCATTTCGGACAGCGATGTCTGTCAGCTGCCGCTTGGTTGACTTGGTCATGGGTGCTTCCTTGGGGTAAAAAGTCCGGGGTAAATCGTGTACCGCTGGGGTATGATTACAGCTGTTTTCCGGTGTCGTCAACTGTGATGTACATAGTATTGATATGATTGGATAATCAGGAGAAATATCGGGAGCGCTGTTGTCTACTGGGGGTAAAAAAGTTACCTCAGCGGTTGCTCCTTCGTTTTCCGCCATAATCCTGGGTATGCAATCATTTCAATCACTTAGCGATTTCGATTTTTGCTCGGGGTAACAACAGGGGTAAAACAGTCAACTGCTAGGGGCTGTTATCGACTGTTGTCTAACTCTATCGCGGCTCGCTTGCAATCGTCCTCTTCTGGCGCGATTGCGACATTCCTCAGCCCGATCCGACGCCACGATTCGGCAATGTCGGCGATGATCGTCGCGATCAGATCAGGATCGCCGTCAGCAAAGGCCGCTCCCAAAACGCCGATCTGGTGCTCCGGAGTGGTGATGAAATCCTGAATGTCGAAGCGGGTTGTTTCCAGCGCCATCAAAGGAACCTCCAAAAGGTAGGAGCCTTCCGCCAGTGCCGCACGGACGTCCTCACGCTGCAAGATCGCCTCCTTGGTGGACGGTTCCGGCATGTCCTCGTCTTCCGCCCACAACCGCAATGCCTCGATTGCATTGTGGAGAATGTCGCCTTCTTCATCGGCGGCGGAATGAACGCCGGGAAGATCAGGGAACGTGACGCCATGGGCGGTCGCTTCGTCGCCGGGTTCCACGAGTGCGATATAGGTCTTCATTATCCCAGTATCCTTCACGCCGCTGCCAGCGGCTCAATTTCCTCAATCTCAGCGCCGTGATCCGCCATGGTGGCGGATAGGTCATAGGTCGCCTGAAGGTTCAGCCAGAACTCCGGCGTCGTGCCGAAGAAGCGAGCAAGGCGCAATGCCGTGTCCGGCGTGATCGGCTGCTTCTCTGCGGCGATCCGCTCGATGCGCGAACGCTGGACGTGGATGTGCTTCGCGAGCGTGTATGGCTTGATGCCGAACGGGATCAGGAACTCCTCGCGCAATACCTCGCCGGGGTGGATGGGTGGGGTAAAATAAATCATTTCGCTCTCCTGTCAGTGATAGTCGACGATCTCGACGTCCTCAGCGCCGCCGTCAATCCAGCGGAAGCAGATGCGCCATTGATCATTGATGCGGATCGAATGCTGTCCGATCCGATCCCGCTTCAAGGCCTCAAGGCGGTTACCGGGTGGAACGGTCAGATCGCTCAACTGCGTTGCGGTGTGGACCAGCAACAGCTTGCGTCTGGCGACTGCGGCTAGATCGGCCGGGAAGCCTTTCGGGCTTTTCCCTTCGATGAGTGCCGGAACGTATTTGCCTTTGGTGCTCTTGATCATGGCTGGAACGTAGCATGACGCGCTACGTACCGCAAGCGAAAAGTAGCATGACGCGCTACGTTCTTCGGTCAATCGAATTGCGTCGATGGCGACGGCCGACCATCCAATAATTCCTCAAAATCTGGATAGTCCTTCACAAACTGCTCTCTTAGCGCTGGATCGGCGCGCGTGGCCAGCAATCGCTTCGCAAACTCCATGCCTTCAGGCGTAAAGCGGACAATAAAATCACCCGAAAACCGTTTGCGTGGCTTTTGCGGCTTATGCCCTTTCAAACGCCGGTTCTTTTTCATCTAGCAACATCCTCTACTGATTAAGAACGCTAGTAGAGGTAGCAGTCGTGGCCGACTGGAGTCGATATACTGACAGAGTTATCCACTATTACATGCGAAAACGATAGCAAATCCAAATTTGGACTTCCCCATAGAAAGTACAAATCTGCATTTATCTATTTTCAATAGAGGGAGAGCCGGGGATCGAGGCCCAGCCGGAGCGCGGTGCGGGGAGGGCACAAGCCACCCTCGCGATCCGCCTCGATCTGCCATCGGCACTCATGCGCACGCGGGCACTCGTAATCGCGAGCGGCGCGCTGGTCGGTCCTCTTGGGCTGGTTTGGACCGGCAACAGGAACCGGTCTGCCATCGGCGGCGCTGGCGATCTGCTCATGCGCCATGTTGCAGCCGTCGCACTGGCCTCGACGATCATCGAACCATAGACAGCCGGAACTTGCCTGCGGGCACTCGGCATTCTTCTGCCCAGTCCAGGGCGAGCCGTCCGGCGCGATCAATGGGCACATCGTCGCCGGACAGAAACTCATTGCGTCACCCTCGATTTTTCCTTCCGGCGCTTTTCAAACTCGTCCAGTTCGGACTTCTTGAAATACCAGCGATTGCCGATGATCAGCGGCTGAGGAAAACCAAGGTCCGGATCGCGAACCCATCGCTGAAGCGTCATGCGCGAGATGTTGTCAAAGCGCGCAAGCACCTTGTTGCTTGTCAGGTAGCCGTCGTTTTCGTCGGTCATTTCTTCTTCCTTGTTTTTACGACGCCTTGCCTTTGAATTCCCGCCTTTGATTTTACCTGACAGATGCGTTGATCTGGACGATCTGCGTATACGCTGCCGCCAGCGTAACGAGCGCCGTGACGAAATCGGTTGGCCGGGTGCTGCACATTGTCGTAACCACGACGTGGAAACTCTCTGCCCGCCGCATCGTCTTTTCGGATGCGCCCTTGGTCGTCGCGGCGTTGACGAATGCCGCGTAAAGTGGCGGCTCTGCGGTGCAAATCTTGTCGTAGTTGCGAGCCGCAGCTGCCTGTTGATCCATTGTCATTGTGCAAGAGGCGAGCAGCGCAGCGGTAGCGATAAGCAGAACTTTCATAACCCTACTCCTTATCCTTCGATTTGAGTGCCATCAGCTTTGCGGCCGATCCCGCCATGGCTTGCGCCACGAATTTGCTGAGTTCGTCTATGCCCTGCCTCTTTTCCTTCTGATCGAGTCTGCGAAGACGGGCGATCCCAAGACCAACCGCCACCTTGATGAATTCCTCGATGAAGACACGCTGCTCTTGGGCGCTGTCGCACGTATTCACCTGATCGGCTGCCCATACCGAGATCGCCCGGCGAATTTGATTACGGTCCATCAGGTTCACTCCACGGTTCATCGAACGAAAAGCCTTTGGCCGGGTGGCCCTTACCCTTAAACATCAGCGCCTCATTGACCTGCACCAGCGGCTGGATCCACTCGACCAGACGCTCATAGGCGGCATCGCGTAGCGCCGGAGCATGGCCAGCGAGGAACGTGGCGACGAGATCGGCGAGGACCGCGCCTTGGATCTCCGGCTCATTGCCTCTGAGGTGCCCCCTGCACTGCATGGTGATCTCATAGACGCGCTTGAGCTGCGGATCGTCGATGAAGGGGTGGTCGTCATTCATTGCCAGACCTTCTCCTCAAAAAGCACCATTGTCCCGGCGATGTACGGCATGGTGACCGGTTCATATTCGGATGGACAATGGACGCGGACGTTGTTGCGATAGATTTCCGTGGCCTTCTTATTGAGGGGCAATCGGAGCCGATGGCCTTCTTCGCAAACGAAGGCGTCGAGGTAGCGCGGCTCATCGCCGTCATCGAACGACCAGAAGACGGTTACGTGCTCTATCGGTGGCACGATGAACTCGACCTCAAGCGAGTCCGCCAGATCGCGGAAATTCTTTGGCTCTGGCACCTGCCTGATTTCGTCACGGCCGTCCGGCCAATAGACGCGGATTCGCATCATCGTTCTCCGGCCATGAAGGCATGTGCCCAGTATTGGCGATACGCGCCGCACTGGCACACCCATCCTTCGCGCGTGGCGATCAGTTCGCGGTGTTGTTCGCAGTCCAACCGGTCGCCGGGGCAGGTGAACGGGTGAACGTCGTCGCGCCGCTGCCATGCGTTTAAGCGCTCGACCTGTTCATCGCTGAAAGGTGCATCAACCTGCATTGCCGTCGCCTCCACGTTTGCCAGTGCGCGCCTCCAAAGCGGCGGCGATCATCAGTGCGTGAACGATGATGTCACGCCGTTCCAGCGCGACCGTCGCCACTCTCTCAGCGTTCTTCGACAGAAGCAGCGCGCCCGTTTGCCGGTATTCTTCGACGGTGTATCCGGTCGCGGTCTCATCGTCGGGCATCTCAGAATCCTTTCGGCGGTGCATACAGGCAGATCGTCCGGCCGGTGTCGCGCCCGCCAGCGCTGCACCAGTGGTATTCGCCGTCAGGTGAAACTTTGATCCGGGAATCGCGATAGTTCAGCGTCTCGCCGGTCGTCGAAATCCGATAGCCTTTCGGCGTCTCAGAGACCTGCACCCCGCCCTGGTGGTTG